ACTTATGTAACACATACAAATATGAATAAGAAAAACAATAAAAAAAGTCTATTAAAAGAAGAAGTAAACAGGTTTAAAAATATTTTAGAAAACAGCTTTCTATTCTATGAAGATGAAGATGAAGACACTAAACAAACTGTAGACGACTTACTACTTAGTAACATTAAAGAAGAAGACGAAGAACTAGATATCCCAGACGAGGATATAAACATACCTGGAGAAGAAGAAAGTGAAGACGAACCATTAGACGACTCAGAAGACGCTGAAGGGTTTGGTGATGATGAAGTAGGTTTCGGTGATGAAGACTCAGTAGAAGAGCCAGAAATGGAATCCATGGACGATGCCGTTGAGCTAGATGTTACTGAATTAGTAAAAGGTTCCGAAGAAGCTAAAGCGTCTGCAGATTCAGCTAATCAAAAGATTGACCAGTTAATGGGAATGATTGACAACTTAGAGAACCAAGTAACCTCAATGAGTTCAATATCAACTAAAATTGATAGTCTTGAAAGTGAATTAGAAAAGAGAGCACCAACACCTAACGAAAAATTAGAAATGATTTCTATGGATTCAGCTCCATTTAATATGAGACTAGGTGACTTCTGGAAAGACCAAGAAGGTCAGTACGATGTGATGTCAAGTGAGAAGAAAGAAACGGAATATGTATTAGATAAAAAGGAAATACAAAAAGACTACTCTGACGATAAACTTAAAGATAGTTTTATTGATAAAAACGAGTTTGAGGAAGAAGATTTCTAAATAAAATTAAAATTAATTAATTAATAATGAGGTAGTTATAACAATTACCTCATTTTTTTTGTCCTTAACTATTGCACTACACTTAATTTACTCATATATTTGTGTAACAGGGTGGTTAAAAAGTTTAAAAAAAAGAACTAATTATTGGTCTTTCTGCTTATTTACCGATATTTATATAAGCAGGGGTTACCTGTAAGACTATAGCAATAATATAAACTAATTTAAAAAAAAACAAAAGCAAATTATGAACAAATTTGAAAACATGATGAAAGGTTACGCTGACTCTCAGCAAGCCGAAAAAAAAACAGAAATAAAGAAGTACGAGTTATCTAACTATTTTAGTACTTTTTTACAGCCTAACGAAAATTCAACAACAAAGGTAATAAGAATCCTACCACCTAAAGAAGGTCAAAACGTATTCTGGGATACTTTATGGGGACACAAAGCACAAGTTGATGGTGCATGGAAAACGTTTCCATGTCTTAAACACGAAGAAGATACTGAGTGTCCGTTCTGCGAAGTTAATCAAACATTAAGGGCGACTGGTAAAGAAGCTGACAAGGAATTAGCAAAGAAGTATTCAGCTAGAAAAATGTACATCCTTAAGGTTATTGAAAGAGGTAATGAAAAAGAAGGTGTAAAATTCTGGAGATTTAATCACGCATGGGATGGCGGTGGAACACTAGATAAAATAATGGGAGCAGTTAAAGCTGTCAAGCATGACATTACAGACCCGCAATCAGGTAGAGATTTAATTTTAAATATTGCAAGAAATCAATTTAAAGTTCCAATAGTTCAATCAGTAGCTTACCCATTAGAATCAACACCATTAAGTGAGGATGATAACGAGGCTTCAGTATGGGCTAACGACACTAGAACATGGAGAGATGTTTATAGTCTTAGAGATTATAACTACTTAAAGATTGTAGTATCTGGTGAAGTCCCGACATGGAGCAAAGAGAATGATAAGTGGGTATCTAAGAGTAGCCTTGATGCTGCCGCTATTGAAACATCTTCACGGACCGAGGATGATGATTCTGAATTAACAATGGGTACTGCGTCTGATTTTAAGGACTTAACACTTACTACAGAAAAAGTAGTCCCAACTGTACCAGTGGTAGAAGTAGTAACTCCAGCTCCGACAACTAATGTTGAGGATGAGGATGACGACTTACCATTCTAAATTAAATAATATATAGATAAAAGGTGGGTACTTTGTTGCCCATTTTTTTCCTCTAATAATTAATAATAAATATAAAAAAAGTTATGGCAAGTAAAGCACCAAAAAAACCAATTAAAAAGAAGGCGTTTGACAATAAAGCGTTTAAAAAGAATAATGGACTTGATATTGTAGTTAAAGAAAAAGAATTATCATGGATACCGTTATCAGATTCATTTCACGAAGCATTAAAGATTCCAGGTTTAGCAAGAGGATACTTCACTTCATTTAGAGGTTACAGTAATACAGGAAAGTCTACAGCGATTTATGAAGCAGTTGCTGGAGCACAAAAAGTTGGTGATTTACCAGTGATTATGGAAACTGAGGGTAATTGGTCATGGGAACACGCTAGGAATATCGGTGTTCAATTCGAAGAAGTTATTGACGAAAGTACTGGTGAAGTAATCGACTATGAGGGTGACTTTGTATTCATGAACGGTGACGACCTTATGAAGAGATTTCAGAATGTTGATTACTCAAATGGTAAAGTTGGTACTAAACCACTTAGGTATGAGCCGATTATTGAAGATATTGCTAGATTTATGACTGAATTACTTGACCTACAAGAAAAAGGTGAATTAGACAGAGATTTATGTTTTCTTTGGGACTCCGTTGGTTCACTTAACGGTTATCAATCGGTAATGTCTAAGTCTAGTAATAATCAATGGAACGCTGGTTCTATGGAAACGGCTTTCAAGTCGTTAACTCAACACAGACTTCCATCATCTAGAAGAATGGGTAAACCGTACACAAATACGTTCGCAGTGGTACAAAAGATTTGGTTAGATAACATGAATACTGTTATCAAACACAAGGGTGGTGAAGCATTTTTTTACGCACCAAGAGTAATCGTACACTTTGGAGGGATTCTTACACATTCAACAGTTAAGTTAAAAGCAACTTCTGGAGGTGAGGTATATCAATTTGGTATTGAAACAAAGGTAAGATGTGAGAAGAATCAAGTTAACGGTGTTGAAGAGCAAGGTAAATTAGCGTCAACTCCACATGGTTACTGGAACCCATCTAAGATTGAGGAATACAAAAAAGAACATAGAGACTACATCCTTAAAAAACTTAACAGTGAATCAGCTGACTTTGTTGTTGTTAAGGAAGAGGTAGAAGAAAAAGCTGAAACAAAAGCTTAATATTTTAAATATATTGTTTAACCCTTTTAATAGGTTTTAATGAAAAGAACACCGCCAAAAACTGGCATTAGTAAATTAGATAATAAACTTAGTATAAACACATTAGTTGTAGATGGTAATGCCCTCTTTAAAAGAGGGTATTCCGCAACTAAGGATGACTACGATGAAAGTGGTAATCAAAACGGGGGTGTTTATCAGTTTCTGACTGTACTAAGAAAATTAATGGAAGAAAACCTATATCACAAAGTATATGTATTCTGGGATGGTAAATTTTCTGGAAAAATGAGATGGGAAATCTATAAAGATTATAAAGGCAATAGAAATAAAGACTACATTAACGGAACTATTCCAGATGATTTAATGGAGGTCCACCAGAGAGAAGTTGTATTTAATTATCTAGAAGAATTATATATTAGACAATTAATTGACGAAAAGGTTGAAGCAGACGATTTTATTGCGTACTTTTGCAAAGTGAAACAAGATGTAGAAAATATAACAGTAGTTACAAGCGATATGGATATTGCACAACTTGTAAGTAAAAATATAAGACTATACCTTCTTCATTTAAAAAAATACATTACACCGAGTAACTTCAAAGAACAATTTGGATATCATCATGAAAACATTGCGGTAATGAAAATTCTTTGCGGTGACTCAAGCGATAATATAAAGGGTGTTAAGAGACTAGGTGAAGGTACTCTATTCAAACACTTCCCTCAACTTACCGAAAGAAAAGTAACACTAGATGAAATTATCAATGATGCTAGTAAATTACAAGAAGAAAGATTACAAGGTAAAAAGAATAAGTTACAGGTTCTTGACAATATCATTAACGGAACAACCGAAGGAGTTCAAGGTGATAATCTATATGAAATCAATAGAAAACTTATTGACTTAACAACACCACTAGTGTCAGAAAAAGCGTTAAAAGATGTTAATTTATTAATAGATTCACCACTAAGTGATGATAGGTCAATAAAAAACGCATATAGAATGTTAAAAAATGACGGACTAGATAAAATACTTGGACAGTCTAGGTATGAAACTTACTTACTTCCGTTTAAAAAATTAATGGAAAGAGAGAAAAAAGAAAATATTATAAATTAAAATTAAAAGTTATGAAAAGTAGAAACCCATGGGACAATTTTAGATTTGAATTTGCATTGTACATCAATGAAGCAGCTAAAAAAACTGAAAACGCGAAGAAACCAATTATCTGTCAAAGAATGTTTGACATTAGAGGTTATAATAAAAACGCAATTAACTCTGCAGAGATTAAAGAATTAATCGATGAACTAACAGGTATACATACACCAACTATGGGTATGATTCCTAGCTTTCTTAAGAAGATATCTAAGAAATATGCTTGGTCAGGTTACAACCCGTACAGAGTGGTTCCGATTGACGACGATACAAAGAACGTATTTGAAAATGAAGATATATTTACTTTTGAAATTAAAGTAGATAAAAAAGTAATAGCTAAGAGTTCTTTTTCTGGAAACTGGTTTCAAAAAGATGTTAGGTATGAGGTAAATATTAGAGAAATTATACCTAGTATTATTGCTGAAATTTCAGAATATTTAAGTAGAGATAACTATACAACATCATACGGAGGGTATGATATAACAAAATCGTTAGCACCTCATAAGTTTGAGACAAAGTAAGATATTTATTTAATACAAGTTTTATAAAATGAGTTTAATTGACAAAAACAAATTAGGTTACTTAGGATTAGATTTTCAATATAGATTAATTCAACAACTTCTAGTGGATAGAAAATTTGGAGAAACTATTATTGACATCTTACAGCCTAATTATTTTGAAGATAGTTTCCTAAGAACTGCTTCATTAAAGATTGCTGACAACTATGAGGAGTACGGCGTAATACCTGATGTTAGTAACTTAGAATCAATGATTTTATCAACTGTCTCTAATGAGATTGATAAAGAAATGTATATTGAGCAGTTTGATAAGGTAAAAAATGCAGAACTTAACAACAGTCTTCATATTCAAGACACAGCTATGAAGTTCTGTAAACAACAAGAACTTAAGAAGTCTGTTAGAGAGATACAAAAGATTATCGAAACAGGAAACTTAGATGACTATCCAGAATGTGAGGACATCCTAAAGAAAGCACTAGAAGTCGGTGACAGTAAAGATGATGGAATGGATGTGTTTGAAGACCTTGAAAGCGTATTAGCCGAAGATTTTAGAAACCCAATACCAACTGGTATTAATGGACTTGACGAATACATGGATGGTGGCCTATCTAAAGGGGAGTTAGCTGTAATTTTAGCGCCTTTCGGAGTTGGTAAGACTACTCTTATGACTAAGATAGCAAACAACGCTAAGAACGTCGGAAAAAACGTCTTACAGATTTTCTTTGAGGACAACCCAAAGGTAATACAAAGAAAACACTTAACATGTTGGATGGAGGGTAAATACACTCTTAATGAATTAACTGAGAACTTTGACGAGATAATTGCGACTGCTAAAGCTAGAGAAGAACAACCAGGTCAGATTAAATTAAAGAAGTTTCCTAGTGATGGTACAACTATCCCTATGATTAAGCAATATATTAAGAAGTTAATATCTACTGGATTTAGACCTGATATGGTTATTCTTGACTATATTGATGTTGTGCAACCAAGTAAGTCGTTTTCTGACGAATGGTCTGGTGAAGGTAACGTAATGAGACAATTCGAAACACTTCTTAGCGAATTAGATATCGCAGGTTGGACAGCGGTACAAGGTAATAGAAGTTCCATCAACGCAGAGACTGTCGATTCAAGTATGATGGGTGGTTCTATAAAGAAAGGTCAAATAGGTCACTTTATATTGTCAATCGCCAAGTCACTTGAACAAAAGGAAACTGGCTTTGCTAATATGGCGATTCTTAAGTCTAGATTCGGTAAGGATGGTATTCAATTCGATAATGTTATATTCAATAACGCTACTGTTCAAATTGACATGACAGAAGATAGTGGCAAGGGTAATACATTCCTGCAAAGTAACGCAGTAAAAGCTATTAACGACCAAAACAGAGTTAATGAAGCTCTTGAGAGTCTTAACAAATTACCAGGTGTTAACGGAAACACTAATTAAAAATAAAATAAATAAATATTATGGCAAAATTATTTGAAAATAGGGTAGAATATAAACCTTTTGATTACCCAGTATATTATAATGAAGGTTGGTTACTTCAGGCGCAGGCATTTTGGTTACATACTGAAATAGCTATGGGTGGTGACGTTAAGGACTGGAATGAAAACTTAAAGCCTCATGAAAAAAACCTAGTAGGTAATATTCTTTTAGGTTTTTCACAAACAGAATGTGCAGTATCTGACTATTGGACTGGGATGGTAACCAATTGGTTTCCGAAGCACGAAATAAAACACATGTCAATGATGTTTGGGTCTCAAGAAACAATACACGCAGTAGCGTATTCTTACTTAAACGAATCTCTTGGTCTTGACGATTTCGCAGCGTTTCTACATGAACCAGCAACATCAGCTAAGTTTGAATTCCTAATGAACACTAGAGATACTTACAACCATGAAGAATTAGCGATAAACCCAAAAGCTAGAGAAGAAGTAGCTAGAAGTCTTGCTGTATTCTCAGGCTTTGCAGAAGGAGTGTCATTATACAGCTCGTTTGCGGTACTGTATTCATTCCAAATGAGAAACATGTTAAAAGGGATAGGTCAACAAATGAAATGGTCAGTTAGAGATGAATCATTACATTCTAAAATGGGATGTCAACTATTTAGACATATGTGTGAAGAATATCCTGAATTACTTGAGTCTGTCAAGAGTAAGGTTATAGAAGCTGGGAACCTAATGGTTCAAATGGAACTTGAATTTATAGATAAAATGTTTGAAGAAGGTGACTTAGAAAATCTTAAAAAAGACGACCTTAAGAACTTTATCAAAGCAAGAGCTAACGATAAAATTAGAGAGTTAGGTTACACTGACGGACCATTTATTGAATATGATAAAGAATCAGCTGACAACTTAGAGTGGTTTTATCATTTAACTGGGGGACATACTCATACCGATTTTTTCGCAGTAAGACCAACCGACTACTCAAAAGCAGGTGAAGATGATAACTGGGATGACTTATTTTAAAATTAAATAAAATTAAATAACTAAAAATAAATTATGAATAAGAGTAATTTGGATAAAAAAGATACTGAGACAATCTCAGAAAGTATAAAAGAAGTTAATATTAAAGAGACTTCAAACAAAGAAGTAAAAAAACTAATTGAAGAGTTAGGTTGGGAAAAAGGTGTTGATATTCCAGAGTGGGGATGTACCGAAGTTTATATTAAGACTATATCTAAAGGTTACTTAATGGAAGATGAAACACCAAAAGATGCTTACTGGAGGGTATCCACGACAGTAGCTAGAAGACTCGGTAAACCTAAAATGGCTTCAAAATTCTTTGATTACATCTGGCAAGGCTGGCTATGTTTAGCTACGCCAGTATTATCTAACACAGGAACAGAGAGAGGTTTACCTATTTCATGTTTTGGAATTGATATTGCAGATTCAATCCTAGATATAGGACAAAAAAACTTAGAAATGATGCTTTTAGCTAAGCATGGTGGAGGTGTTGGTATTGGTATTAATCAGATAAGACCAGCAGGTTCTAGTATCACAGGTAACGGCACGTCTGACGGTGTCATCCCCTTCGTCAAAATGTACGACTCAACTATTCTTGCGACTAATCAAGGTGCTGTTAGAAGAGGTGCTGCTAGTGTCAACATGAATATAGAGCATGATGACTTTTACGACTGGTTAGAGATAAGAGAACCAAAAGGTGATGTAAACAGACAATGTCTTAACATGCATCAGTGTGTTGTTATTTCTAATAAATTTATGAGGAAAGTTGAATCTGGTAATGAGGACGCTAGGAAAAGGTGGGGAGCGGTCCTTAAGAAAAGAAGGCAAACTGGTGAACCATATATTATGTTTAAAGGTAATGTTAATAATCAAAACCCAGAAGCGTATAAAAAAAATAACTTAAAAGTATTTATGACAAATATCTGTAGCGAAATTACACTCGCAACCGATGAGTCACATTCATTTGTTTGCTGTTTATCTTCTCTTAATTTAGCTAAATTTGACGAATGGAAAGATACTGACTTAATATATACTGCAACTATATTTCTAGATGGTGTATTAGAAGAGTTTATTCAGAAAGCTAAAAACATGAGAGGATTTGAAAACTCTGTTAGAAGTGCTGAAAAAGGTAGGGCGTTAGGTCTTGGTGTACTAGGGTGGCACTCTTATCTACAAAATAAAGGTCTTCCGTTTGAAGGACTTTTAGCACAATATGAAACTAGAAAGATATTCTCACAAATGAAGTTAGAATCGGAAAGAGCGTCAAGAGCACTAGCTGACGAGTATGGTGAACCACTTTGGTGTATAGGTACTGGAATGAGAAACACCCACTTAAGAGCAGTAGCACCAACGGTATCCAACTCTAAGAATGCAGGTAACCTATCAGCAGGTATAGAACCATGGCCAGCAAATGTATGGACAGACCAATCAGCTAAGGGTACTTTTATCAGGAAAAATCCTTCATTAGAAAAGTACTTAAAAAAGATGAAATTGAACACTAAAGAAATCTGGGATAAGATGCTTTACGACGGTGGTTCTGTTCAAGATATTTCAGACTTTGATGACTGGGGGTTTATTGATGGTAAATTAAAAAATATCACCACCATTGAAGAAAATACAATAGTTAATGAGATAGTAGCTTTTAAAGAGGTGTTTAAAACTTTTAAAGAGATTAACCAACTTGATTTAATTACTCAAGCAGGGATTAGACAGCAATACATTGACCAGTCCGTATCACTTAATTTAGCATTCCCAAAAGAAGCTTCACCAAAGTGGCTTAATCAAGTACATTTAGAAGCATGGAAGTTAGGCGTTAAAACTCTATACTACATGAGAACTGAAAGCGTCCTAAGGGGTGACATTGCCCAAGCAGCAATGGTTGACTGTATCGCATGTGACGGTTAGCGACACATATTAAAATAAATAATAAATAAGATAAAGAGGGGTTCCAAAAGGTTCTCCTCTTTTTTTATGGGTAAATTTAATAATGGTTTACATTGTTAATTATTTTCGATATAATATATTACATGAATCAATTAACAATAGACTTAGATAAATGTTTCGAATGTGGTGGACCTCAGGAAGAGATGCATCACGTTATTCCAAGAGTAAGAGGAGGTAAACGTACAATACCATTATGTAGCTCTTGCCACGGAAAAGTTCATGGTATCACTGGTAGAGAAGGTCATTCTAAGTTAACTAAGGAGGGGTTAGCTATAGCTAGAGCTAGAGGGGTTAAACTAGGTAAACCAGAAAACCTCACTAAAGAAGCATCACAAAAAGGTGCTGATAGAAAAAAAAGGGAAGCGAGGTTATTTAACAAAGAGGTTAGTGATATTATTGTAGGTATGCGTGAAAAAGGGAGTAGCTTTGCAGAAATAGCAAGAAACGTCACCGAAATGGGGTTTATAACTTCAACAGGCGGGTTTTGGAACGGTCAGACTGTGAGTAGATTATATAAACGTGTAATTGCAATGTGTGATAATTAACACACATTAACACAAAGTAAAAGAAAAGGTCTAGCGTAACGTTAGACCTTTTTTTATTTATCTATTTATTTTTAAAAAAGTTTTATTATAATATTTATAATAAAGAAAAGATATTATGGCTGGTAATGGTAAGTTTATAAATATACAGTTTCCGTTTAAAGACAGTAACTTAGGTCATTATATAATGTTAAATAATGAAGACGCTTCTGCTATCAAGTCTGATTTAATGCACTTAATATTAACAAGGAAAGGTGAGAGACTTTACATGCCAGATTTTGGTACAGACCTTCTTAAGTATATGTTTGATTTAAACGATGATGCAACCAAAGGAAATATAAAAGATGATATTAACGAAACAGTTAAAAAATACTTACCAAACCTTTCAATAAATGACGTATCAGTCACAACCAGTGACCGAAATGAACACGTATCAATACTAAGAATAGATTACACAGTTACAGAGGATACATTTGTTGAAACAGATTTTATATTAATCCAAATTTAAAAATAAAAAATATGTCAAAAAAAATAAATTATTATAGTCGTAACTTTGCTGACGTCAGACAAGAACTGATAGGGTACGTTAAACAATACTACCCAGACACACTTAACGACTTTAACGATGCGTCAGTAGGTATGATGCTTTTAGAACTAAACGCTGCGGTAGGTGATATGTTATCATTCCAAACTGATAGAATGTTTCAAGAAACACAAATAGACTTTGCACAGGAAAGAAGTTCAATACTATCAATGGCAAGAACATTTGGACTTAAGATTCCAGGAAAAAGACCCTCAGTAAGTATTGCTGATTTTTCAGTAACAATACCAGTTATAGGTGATACTTTTGATGTGTCTTACGCCCCAATAATTAAAAGGGGTGCGCAAATCAGTGGCTCAGGTAAAGTTTTCGAAACATCAGATGAAATTGATTTTTCCTCACCGTTTACAACAGGTGGAATACCAAACAGACTCGTATTACCTAACTTAGATAGTAACGGAAATATTATTAACTATACGTTAACAAAAAGAGAAATGGTAATAAATGGTGTTACAAAAATATTTAAAAGAGTAATAACTAGCTCAGACGTAAAACCATTCTTAGAAGTAGTACTTCCAGATGATGACATATTATCAATAAATTCTATTATAACTCTTGAAGGTACAAACTTAACAAAAACACCATCTAGTTCTCAATTTTACGATGAAGATATTAGATGGTACGAAGTAAGTGCACTTGCTGATGATGTGGTATTTATACCAGACAATACAAGACTCAGTGATAACTCAACAGTCAAACCTGGTAAATTTAAAAGAGTTGACCAAAGGTTCATAAAAGAATTTACCGATAACGGATTTACCAAGATAATATTTGGTGGCGGTACCCAAGACATAAGCTCATTGTGTGATTTTGACGTAGATAAATCACTTGTTGGTAGGATTGGTGACTTTATCAATAATCTATCGTTAGGGCTAACCTTAACAGCTAATAAGACAATGTTTATATCCTACAGGGTAGGTGGTGGTTCAAGTACCAACATTGGACCTAATACGTTAATAAATATTAATAGTGTTGAGCAATTCGTTAATGGAGCGGACTCTACAATTAATCAAAACGTTCGTAATTCACTAAAAGTTAGCAATCCCCTACCAGCGCTTGGTGGTAAAGACGAACCTTCAATTGAAGAATTAAGAAACCTTGTTAGATATAATTTTGCGTCACAAGAAAGATGTGTTACTATTGAAGATTATAAAGTTAGAATCGCTCTTATTCCAGGTGAATTTGGTGTACCGTTTAGAAATAACGTAATCGAAATTCAAAATAAAATAAGAATATATACACTAACTCTTGATGAAAATAGTAAATTAAGTACAAATTTAACATCCACACTAAGAGAAAACATAGGGACTTATTTATCAAATTACAGAATGCTTAATGACTACGTTGAAGTATCTAACGGTAAAGTATTTAACTTAGGTTTTGAAGTTGATTTATTTGTTGATAAACAATTTTCACAATCTGAAGTAATTACCGAAACTATTAATAATATTACAGATTATTTTGATATTAATAAATGGGGCATGGGTGACAACATATATATAGCACAACTTATTGAACAAATAAACAACGTTGCAGGAGTACTAAATGTTGTTGACTTAAGGGTTTATAATAAAGTAGGTGGTGGTAAATACTCTTCAAACGAAGTATCTCAACCATACGTCAGCGACGAAACTAGACAGATTGACCTACTTGGAGAATACACTCTTTTTGGTGACCCTACTGGTATGTTTGAAGTTAAACACCCCACCAGCGATATAAAAGTAAGGGTAAAATAAGTATTCACTTTATAATAAATAAACACTATTTTTATATTATAAAATTTTAAATTAAAAAATATGGGATGTAATTGTAAAAAAGACAATAATAGTGTTGATACTAAGCAAACACCAAGTGGAAAAAAAGACCCAATAGTTATTAAAGGTATTATATTAATAACTAAGAGTTTTTTATTTATACTCGCTTCGTTATTAACAGCTATAATCGTTATACCGTTTTCTATTTATATGCTTTTTAAAGTTATCTTTTTCAACAAAGGTGTGGATGTTACTGATAATTTAAAATCTATCGGTAATGTTATATTTAAGAAAAATAAAAATAATGATGATGATGAGTATGATTTTGATGATGAGGATGAATTTGAATTATTAGATTCGGAATAAGTAAATAAATAGGTATAAATGTCAGATAATATCAGGATAAAAACAACACCAGGCTCAAGGAGTAAGAATATAAATTTAAAAATAAATCAAAAATTTGATTTTATAGAAATTCTTTCACTTAAAATTTCACAAGCTGAAGCGTACAGACGATTCTGCTCTGACTACGGTGTAGTCGTCGGAAGAGTTATAGTTAATAACGGAGTAGGTGTTCCTAATGCAAAAGTGTCAATTTTTATACCAATTGATGAAGTAGATGCAGAAGATTCAGAAATCTTTGGACTATATCCGTACGAAAGAATAACTGATACTAATGATAAAGGAATCCCATACAACCTCCTACCTAGAAACAACAGGGGAAAAGATGAATGTTTCTCACCAATAGGCACATTTCCAAGTAAAAGGGAAATACAAGACAATCCAGAAATGGGTGATATATATTGTGATTACTATAAATTCACCGTTACAACTAACGAATCTGGTGATTTTATGATTTTCGGAGTCCCAGTAGGTACACACTTTATGCATGTAGACGCTGACATTTCAGATATAGGCGTACTTTCTCAGAGACCATACGATTCAATCCGAGAAGGTAACCCTATTGGTAAATTTACCTCAACAACAAAATTTAAAGGTATAAGTGAAACTTTAACGCTTACTCAATTAAAAACAACCTCACCAACAAGTGTTACAGTACCACCATTCTGGGGAGACACCGAAGAATGTAGAATCGGTATAGCTAGAAGTGACATTAATTTAGCTACAAATATAGTACCTCAGGCTATATTCATGGGTTCAATCATCAGCGATAACGATAAACATGCGGTCAGCAAATCATGTGCACCTAGAAAAAATTTAGGTAAAATGGACGAACTTGTAACTGGTGAAGGTAGAATCGAAATGATAAGAAAAACTAACGACGATAAAACCGAAAGGTATGATGTTGAGGGTGGTGAATTAATTGATGAAGATGGTGCGTGGGCGTATCAAATACCCATGAATAGAAACTACATGATAACTGATGAATATGGAAATTTTATCCCATCAGAAGATTCATCAAAAGGTATCCCAACAAAAGCTAAAGTAAGATTTAGAATCGGAATGAATATAGAGGGTGATGAAGGGAGAAACAGAACAAGAGCTAAATTTCTGGTACCACACAATCCAGATACATGGAAGGGCGCTAAAGAAATAGGTACTCCTGGCACCACTAGTTATAGTCCATTTTTAAAGGGTGTTGATTTTAGTTTTGACAGTACAACAAAGGATGAACATTTTACCGAATTATCATGGAACAAAATATATACAGTTAAAAATCACATAACTAGAGCACAACCTACACTTAATGATGAAGTCAGAAACTTCATAGGGCTTAAAAATGTTGATGATTCTAAGAATAGAAACCCATTTCCATTTAATAAATTGGACAACAAAATTAACCCACTTTTTACAATAATTTGTATAATAATTAGGATTATAGCAAGAATAGTTGGTGTAATAAATTTTATCATTATTGCGATAATTAACCTTATTATGATGCTACTTAACCTCATAATGAGAGGTATATGTATTGCACTATACCAAATAGGTTCGCTTGTATGTGGGATTAAATTAGCTTATTATAAGTCGTCCTGTAGGTCAGGAGGATGTATAGGTACCTTTAAGGCTAGCGACAACAGCTGTGATTGTAAAGATATTATTCCATACGTACCATACATAACCTTAGGTTGTAGTGCCGATGATAGTGGAAAAAAATACGCTCCAGGTGGTAGGCGTGGTAAAACGAAATCAAGTGTGTTTCGTAAGGCATGGGATGCAACTTACGCAAGTGTAGACCCAGAAACTGAACTAGAAACTAAAGAAGATTTCCACTATGTTAACGACGGAGCGGATGAACATGAATGTACAGCTTTAAAACTTCTATCAATAGAAGGCTGTGACGCTGGATGGTCACACTGTCAAACACTAGCATTAGCAGACGCTTTCGATATCTTTAAATTCGATTTTTATAATGATTGGATTAATGGTTCACTATATAGTTTTTTATTAAAATATAAAATCAGAAGGAATGGAGCTGGTAGGGAAAGATTTTGCGAGGTAGATTGTAGACAGATTGCCAACACAGGTGTAGATAATAATGATAACGGAAAACCTGATAATAGATGTCAACGTAACTATATAATTGACGTATGTACAGGTTCACAACCTCAATTTAGCACTTCTTTTACGGCTGCAGACGCTAATGGAAACCCTAATGGCGGTGTTAATGCTTACGATGCTATAAAAATAAGAAGTGGATACATTAAGAAAAATGATGGTGAATTATACTATTCACCGATAACAAGAGACGGTGACATTAAGTTATATGCCACCGATATCGTTAACCTAGGTTCAGTATTCGATTGTGACTGGGAAGGTGAACCAGTTTTTTATAAATATTTAACAGACACAACCTTTAATATTCCACCACTTGTAGCTCAATACGAACCTACAGCTTCTGGGGGTAACGGACCTATACAAATAACAGGGTTTGACACACCACTCTCAACCTACTACTCTTATATTCCTATCCCACAGATTAACAATGGAATATATAACGTTGGTGTAAACCCAGCAACTCCTAATGTAGTGATAATCCCTATCGGAACGTTCGGAATACTTAAATCAGGGTTAATCGGAAACATAACCTGTGGAGGTCTTCAAACCAACAGTAAAAATTGTAACAACATAAAAAGGTTAAGTGAATTAGGTATGGGCTTAGACGAAAGAAGAGATGACACTGGCAGTGTACCTAATAATCGTATTGGTAACGAGGATGTTGAATCAGATTTTGTAAGAGGTATGTTTACGTATTTAAATTCACCAAACTTAACAGAAATACCATCAGTTAGAATTGATGAAAAAGATTACTATGATTACGAGGATGTACACTACAAAGAATTTAGAAATGTAAATAAACGCTACTCAGTAGGTAGTCAAGTTTTTTTTCAACCTAACCCTCTATTAATTGGTATTGGTTCAATTCAAAAGACTGATGGTCAAATATGGTTTTATGAAAGTTCATACTATTTCTACTTTGGCTTAAATAAAGGTAAAACCGCACTAAGTAAAATGAAAAGTAAATATTTTGCAAAATGTACACCAGAACCAGGTATAGATTTTTTCGTTATCGCAACTGATATCACAAGTGACTCACTAAGTAATGGCTCAGGTGAGATAACGATACAAGTATCTGGGGGTGTCGGACCATACACATTTTCGTGGAATGGGCCAACCATAAATGGTTTAAGTTACCCATTAACTCCCAACTACACACCACAAAGTGGTAATACAAACTCAATAACTGGATTATATGCTGGAACATACACCGTTACAGTTACCGATTCAGCAGGAAATGTAACCGACAGCACATTTATAGTTCCAGGTGCACCATCAACTTACTGTAACACACAAAAAACTGATATAACCGCTAACGGTTATACTGACGGTAAAATAACAATCGACATAAGTAACGGAACACCACCATACACTGTCACAACATATGAATACGACCCATCACCACCAGGTACTTTATTATCCCCTGTAGGGCCACCAACCACTGGTAACTCCACAAGTAGACTTATATCTAATCTAGGTAAAGGATATTACAAAGTAATTGTAACCGACTCTAGCACACCTCAGACTAGCTGTGACGAATTAATAGAAATAATTGAACCTCAGGCATTAAACGTAGTATTAACTCCTGAGGACGTAGCCTGTAACGGTGAAAAAAGTGGAAGTATTATAAGTTACGTTAGTGGAGGTGTAGGTCCGTATTCATTTTTATGGAGTAATGGGAAAACAACAAGTCTAATAGATGACCTATATGCTGGAACGTATTCTGTTGATGTTACAGATGACGGAGCTAATACGACAACAAATTTTAGTGTTGCCGTAAACGAACCACAACCAATAACTTACGACCCTATAACTATTGTGGATGGTAACTGCAACGGTTCAATAGCTTCTATATCAGTTAATAATATTGTAGGTGGGTCAGGAGGACCATACATAACAACTATTTCTACAGAATCAAAAACTGGTACCGATGTAACATTCGATAATTCAGGACTTGGGCTAGATGAAGGGAATGGTGTTAACGCATATGAGGTTACAGTTACAGACGTAAGTGGATGCACCAAAAGCGAATTTGTTGATGTATTTTCACCAGACATACCTCTTACCGCAGTACTAAAAAGCGATACAACTTTAGGTACAATTACAGCTACTATTGACGGCGGTGTATTTAACCTTAATGTTACAAGCGGGATTGATATTTATAAATACGTGATAGAATGGTATAAAGGGTCAAGCACAACACCAGACGTCGTTAAACAACTTTCTGGTTCAAACGATGTATACAACCTTCCACCAGCTAATCCTGTAATAATAGATGTTAATGGCATACCTCAACTCGCCCCACCTGTTAAATATACTATTAAAGTTAGGGACAGAAACGGTAAGGGTTGTCTTACTAGTGATTTCGTAGTAGTCCTACAAAATTATGGTGGTGTTAGTATTTAAATACTAAATTAATTACTTTAAGATATGAGAAATAGATTAAAATATAAATTAAGAGAGAGTAGTTCTAAAAACGACGTGAACCAGGATACATTTATAAAAGTAGGGTTCGGTGGTGAAAGAAAAGTATTACCCGTTGGTGAAATAAATCATGTGGTTGATGTTGGTGCTGAGTTTGCTAAAGAGCGAAATAAGTCAAAAATATACAGATTACAAGGTACAGTTCAACCTTTATTTAGTAATCCACTAATGAACGTGACTACAAAACCATCCTTTTATTCACTTAATAATGTGACTGCAAACTTTACTTATGGTAGCGTTAGTAACTTTACTCCTCCCGAAACAGGTAATGGTTTAGACGTGTTCTTTGCAAAGTACTTTGTAAAGGACCAAACTAGTTCTGACGCATCACCCTCTATATTCCAGAATTCAATAGGTAAATTAGATTTAACATATAAAGACTCACTTAACACTTACTTACAAGAGAATCAAGGTTGGTTTGGATTTACTAACCCAGACATTAGTAAATCAGGTTTTTGTAACTTCATTGATATCGAACCAACTAGAGATAGATTTGACCTAAACTCAAGTATTGATAAAAATTGGCAACTAACAGTAACATACCCATACGATAGTGACGACACACATCACGTTGTTAATGGCGGGTTACTAATAGTTTCAGCAGCAGCGGTAGAAGTGGGAGGTATACCAATGGTAGCCTTAAGTACTAGTACACAACATGGGTTAGAAAACGGTGACAGGGTTAGACTAACTGGAATGACTGCAAGTTATAATGGTGACCATACAGTAAAAAGACTAGGTCTTAATAATGGTGATTACTTAGCTAATTACTTCGTAATAGACGTAAAACCAAATACTTTAGGTATTATAAACAGTACTGGTAGAATGAAAAAACTAGTCAACGGTGAACCATCAAGATACTATTTAAGAAAATTCAAAAAGATACTGTTAAAGGATGATTACGAAATGTATCCATTAGGTTTCAGTAGAACAATATTTAATGACTTAAACTACCAGTTCATCATCAACGAAGATATAGATGTAGGGATTGATGACTCAGGTGTTGAAATACGTGATAATTTAGGTAGACCACTTAGTGAGTTATATATTACCTTTATAAAAACCGATAGTGACGGTATGTTTGGTCCGTTAAAGTCAGGTTTGGATTTAGAATTTATAGAAGGTAATCTAACTGATACCAAAATAAGTAATGTTAGGAGAATTCACGACGGACCTGCATCTTGGACTGGCTTCGACAGCCACATTACACTACCAAATGAAGGTAATATATACGGTAGCACTTTCAACACTAAAGACTGGTTTTATGGTGACGTTGTTGAGTACAACAAGTTTACACTTAGAGAAACTAAACTAGCAGATGTACTACATAGGTTTAACACCGTTGATAGAGAAAATGCAAATGCATCAAGACTCGCTAAAGGTCCTAGAAGAGAAGGTTATTTATATAAACCTCATTATCTATTTAAAATTAGAGAATTCTCACTATATATAGAACAAGGTGATGAGAAGACAGGTGGTATTCCAGATTACCGTGAATATTTAGGTGTTAATGACGGGAGATACCTATGGAGAGATTTATTAGATATTGGAGTTTATGATGGGGAAGGTGAAGAGCTAGACTATCCATTTACAAATGGTGCCCACTATATACACCAAAACATATGTCTCATGACTAAAAGACAAGACCCATTTGGTCAATACGATTTATACTACCAAGGTAATATCACTGGGAACGGACCTTTTGACCCACCAGACCCAATAGGTGACGCTATTACTGATAATTTTATAGTAAAAAAAGGACAAGATGTTTGTTAATAAATATACGATAGTTAATTCACAATTAAGCGGGACCACAGGTTACGACATTAGTTTATCTATGAGTCAAAATGTAGGCTTTGTCGGACAACAAGAGTCAATTGAAAGTGAATTCATAGAGACTGAAGTAGACAAGGCTGTTAACGTCATATATGATTATGAAAAGGTAAAACTACTACCTAAAGATGATACTGTTCCAATAACTGATATAACATATAATATTAATTTACTAGAAACAGAAAGCAATAATTTAATCGGAGCATCTTCGGTAACTATATTAAGTTATTCCTCTTCCATTGCAATTGTAGGAAACAGTGGGAATGTAATAACAAGTAGTATGTTAGCTCTTGAAACATCAAAAGTACATAATTTAAAATTAGGTGAAAAAATTGTAATATTAAGTCCGCTAAGTAATATTTTTGATAAAGAGTTTACAGTAAAAAGACTTGATTCACCCACAGTATTTGTTATTGACATAAACCCTACACCTTCAAATTTAGCTTTAATCAACGGGACTATCACCAAAAGTTCAATTAAAAAAAAATCAAACTTTTGGTCTGACATAGGTTTCGATTATAACGATTTTCTTTTTAAAAAGAAATCATTTACTAAAAGTTTTTTAAGGCTTGATTTTTACGATAGCGATATAGCTACAAATCAAAATTTTATATCATTTATCACACTATACCCTAAATTTAGTTCAATAGATATTGCCGCTGCAGGGCAGGGTAATGTGCCAGACCCAACAACTTACCAATTGGATTTTGAATTAACTAACACGTTATTAGATAGAAACGGAAATGGTGAAGGATTTGCTTTATATCATTTTAAGGATGAAATACCACCTAAAATACTTAATGCACCTAAACACCTTTACATGAAGGCTAAATTTAATAACGCTAAGACTGGTATATCAACAGGTCTGATATCTTCAAATAGTCCCAACCTACCTATTGATGAACTAATGATGACAACTATGAACTTAACAGGTACAAGTGTTAAAAATAACTTATATACTAGATATATATTAACAAGGGATATTGACGGTTACTTCTACGAGATAGATGAAAACTACTCATCTAATGTAACTACATCAAATGTAACTACATCTAATGTAACTACTGGTAAGTATAATATAGAACTGTATGAAATAAGTACAATGTAATGGAGGTTATAAAGAGAAAAATAGCGTTAGATAATTATACAAGTAGAGAACAATCTAATTGGGGACAAATGACTGCAAGTACATTTAATATTAATGTATTTTTCACACAAGACACTGATGATATGGGCGTTTCTACCGAATTACCGTTTATAGCTAAATGGAATTACACTACAGACCCAAATAATAAAAATTTATTAGTTGACTACCAAGGGTTAATAAAATCTGGAACTACAATTTACAATAACGGTTATAAATTTAATTTTATGACAGGTGGTACAACAAATTTCTCACAAACAGGAGCTTATCCTAATACAAGATATCCAGATAAGACCATTAATCAGTACTTTACCCTACCTATACAAGTTACTGGACTTACAGAAAATAGACTTGACTCTGTAGTTTCATACGACGCTAATTTAAGGTACAAACCAAATTTTGATATAACCAGAAATATTAGTGCTATTGATTATCAAAACGCACCATTTATTTCTGGGACAAGAGTTATATCAAATAGTAATCTAAATCCGATAACATATTTAATTGAAGGCGATACAGACCCAGCAGAACTTGCGCTATTACCAATAACTAAAAGAGGTATTTATTATACGACTAAAACTGGAGAAACCAGAACTATAACTAGTAATGTTCTTGGTAAATATAAAATACCATATACTGAAATTAATTACAATTCTGAAGGGTTTAACGAAACCAACATTCACTTATCCGCAGAAACTAGAGAAGGTTATTTATTTGGGATAACTGAATCACCTACAGTCTTTAATGATTTATTCATCGATAGAGGTAGGTCAACGGTTATTCAGAGTCATATGCAACTTAGTGATATAACAAATATGGAAGAATTAATAAATTATGGAAATGGTTTCTATAATTTACAAAAATAGTGATATTTATAATAAAGAAATAAAAATAATTTAAAATGGCAAGTGGAGTTTACGGTACAATAAGACCTGCAGATATGTTACCAAGTGACGTAGAAATGACAGTATTTTACTCAGCAAATAGAGAATCATCTAACACAAGAGTGTTTAGTTTAAGTTCATCTAACTTAATACCAATAAACAACCCAAAGAACACAACAGGGTTTGAGATTTTCGGGGGGTTATATACACTTAAATTACCTATTAGTGAATTTGGAACTAAAGGGATATATACTATAACATTCAAACCTAGGGAAATTAGAACTAGGATTGTAGATTGTGGTGTTTTATCTGCTTTTCCAGACATAAAAGGTCTAGTTCTAGATACCTCAGACTTTAATGTAAGTCAAAATATAGGGGCATTTGAAAACAATAACTTAGTTGGTTACAGAATTGAATATATTAATACTGACACATCAGCTTCTGATAGAAAAATAAAAAACTTCTTTAGAATAGTTACGTCAAATAATAGAGCAGAACCTGTTAACCAAAACTTAACAAATGTTAACCAAAAAGCTATTAGATACAGATTTAATAACAACTCGTCACTTGTTTTTTGTACGCTATCACCATCAGCCCCATCAAATGTTAACCCAAACACACTTCCGTACATTGGTTCACCAAATCAAGAAATAATCATCACAAACACATTTTTTTCACCATTTATTATGGAAGTAGAAATTGTTGACTACGACATTGAAAGTCTCGCAATTGGTATGTTTGGTAATCAAAGTAAGGGTCTTGAGGATGGTATTTATAGTATATACAACTTTACGAATGAAATTTATAAACAATATAATCTATATGAAATTAAAGATAGATTTACTGGTAAACCATTATTCGAAATTAAAGAAGATAGACTTAATAACATTGATTTCACAAAAGGATTCAACGACGTATCAAATACATAATTAAATGGGTGAAAATAACAGAGTAAAGGTAGCGGGTTACGCACAAAGAGTCTTTTATAATGGTGGAATCGAATATAGAAACTTTAGTGACGGACTAGTAGGTAATCAGCAAACTGAAAACGCTGACGGAGAGACGTCTGTATTTACATTCGGTAATTTCGTAACTACGACAAATTACGGGGGTAGACTCACCAGACTATATACAAGTAAAAAATATAGTAATTTCTACTCACTAGATAGCTACGACTTGACAAGTTTTGGTAGTAAGTTAATACTAAATAACAACATTAAAGTAACCCTTAATCTAGATAATGGTAACTTATGTGATTTAGTATACTTTGGTTCTGCTACGGAATTTATTAGAGTTAGTCTTGAAAATATAATTACAAATTGGCCAGCCTCACTATATGTTACACCGTTAAGAAATGATGGTATAAATACGATTGTAGGTGACACTATATCTAACTATAATTATAATTCAGTCTTGAATAAGGCAACATTTAATGTTGATGTCAACTTCATTGATAATAAATTTGATATTAATTTTTTAAATAACGGAACAATAATAAATACATTTAATAAAAAAAACAAACTCAGAAACCTACAAGTTAGTTATGCTGATTACGTTATATTAATTAATGATAACGAATATAAAGTATTAGGGTTTTCAGGAGCAACAAGTATTGGTAACGATACAATCAAACTAGAAGTAGAAGGTGACCCATTTGGTTTTAATGGTTCAGCAGATAGTACCCCAACATACCATATAAAACCAAATAAGATTATTGAAGAGTCTTTTTTTAATAGTATAAGTCAATATGAAAATAATCTATTAAACAGGTTAACATTACCTAAATACACATCCACATACAACTACAAAAAAGATGAAGACGATGGAACAATTACGATTTCTGAAAAAACACTAACATGGCCAACAACTGATGGTTACAATATAGATTACAACACTGCTGAATATGTTAGATTTGTAAGTGAATTGATAGAAATAGCGAATAGTAAGGATGGTATCGAAACCAACCTTATGGCTAGATTCTTAACGGCTGAATCTATATCAGATTTTGACACTATACCAAATTGTGAAGGTGATGAAGAAGAAACTGCTGGTCAGAAAATGAACAAAACCTTAAAAATTTACGGTAGGGAATTTGACGAGATAAAAAAATATATTGACGGTATATCATTTGCTAACGTTGTAACATACGATAAGAAAAAAAACACACCAGACCAATTAGTTAAATACTTAGCTAGAGTACTAGGTTGGGAATTGACAAGTTCAATAGTAGAGAACGACTTAGTAAACTCATATTTAAACGTTGGCGCTAGGACCTACGCTGGACAAAGTAGAGGGCTAACACCAGCTGAAGCTGAGACTGAATTATGGAGAAGGCTAATACTTAATTCATCTTGGATTTGGAAATCTAAAGGTACTAGAAAAACAATTGAATTTTTCTTTAAATTAATAGGTGCTCCAGACGGTCTTATTGAGTTTGACGAACACGTATACGTAGCCAAAGAACCAATAGATATGAAACTATTCTATGCCACGCTTGAAGCTAATGGCTTAGACGACGACATAGACCTATACAACGTAGATTATGATGGATACCCTAAATTCTTTAGAGACACACCAAATATGTACTTTCAAAAAGGTGGTCAATGGTATAGGGAAACTGGCGGTGAAACCGCAACGCAATACATACTTAATGGTAATAACCCACACGTAGGACCTTATGATGGGGGAAAAGAATATATTAATCAATTAGAAAATATAATTCCAGACTTTACACCGTTTACACTTACGTCAACAACTATCACAACAACTGACGCAAAGTTATTTACAAATTATAATTCTGGGTTATTTAATCAATACACTGGTGCCACACACATTACACTTCAGAATGATAGCGGTGTAGATTTAACTAATATCTCAAAAGTTGAAAGTTCTATAATAAAAGACCCGTGCCCTCAAGTAGAGCAAACGGACTGCGGATGTGATATACCTGAAGATGATGAAGCGTTAAGGATTGACGTAACTAATAATAACCCATACACTAACAACTTAAATCAACTACAAAAAGACAAGAAATGTAAAGAAGGTATGATAGGTCAAAATATAGTAAACCCTACAGGTGTCACTTTAGATGGTAATTATATTGAAGTAGAGTTTGAACTATACGAACCTGATGGTACAGTATCAAGTACGCACACTAATACGACAAAATGGTTAGACCCGAATTGCTGCAACGCACTAGCCCCAGGTAGTAAACCGTTCTATCATGAAGAATACATAAATACAAGTACAGGTACTACTGGGAGTACTCTTCAATGGGAGTTAGTTAACTGCGGATATCTTTGCGTTCCAACGAACCAAACTAGCTCAGTAAGTACACAAATTCCGTTTCATGATTCAAGAAAAAGAGGGGTAGGTTCCACTTTAGCGTGTCAGTGGGTATTAGCAGGCTCGACACTAGGTAGTATGGAATTAATCGGAACTAACTACTATTTAAAATTTATAGACCCTAAAGGTGATTCAAGAGTAGTTAATACCGATACAGGTTTTTGCCCAGGAGGCCTTTACGATATTAATTATCAATTAATTACAGACCCATATACAGGTGAAAAAGGTTACGGATGTAAACTAAACACTAAAGGTGTTAAGGAATTTACCGATAACCCAACTAAAACAAATATTATATATCAGTTATACGAACAAAGAGCTAGAAATATAATCGGATGCTATAAAGATATAGTGTAATATATTAATAATATAATGAAATATAATTTACTATTTTTTAAAATAAATTATATTAACTAATAATTATAATAAACTTATTTAATGCCAGCAATAACCTTATATAGTAAAAATTGTAGAACTAAAGATTCTTACGAAGCCGACGGATACACAATAATTGAACTATCTGGCGGTACAGTTGGACTATACGAACCACCAACAACACTACCTAGTGGTGCTGTAGTTCAAAATCCTATAACTAGTCACCAAACAAAACCATGTTGTGAATTACTAGGTTATACTTTTGATGTTACAACACAAAAATGTATGTGGGCATTAGATAATTCCGAATTATTTAAGGTTATATTGAATCCAGAAGGAAACTCAAGCACACTATTTAATGTTGAACCTAATGAAACCTGCGAACTAAAAATATCTTTTGATTATTTATACATGTTTGAATGTGATAAACTGCGTAAAGCCAAAGCTAATGCTCTAGGGATTGTCGGCGCCAACTCTACCACATTAACGACTTTAGACGAACTAGAATCGTCCGCAAACACAGTAAGTACAGAGTGTGACTTTTACCAAGATATTATAGATAACGCAGATTCAGTACCTTATGTTATCCAATATTTAGCTCCAGGAGTAATAGGTCCAAATGGTATAACCATTCCAACCAACCCATCGTTATACTATGGAGGCAATCTACCTCCATTAGCTTATGGTATTTTCGACCCTAACGTGGTAAGTTATTGTTTAACAGACCTTGGGAAACAGGAATGGGAAACTAACGTAGTGACAGGTGGCACATGGTCAGCTAGTTACGGTACCGACACAACAACCTACACTAACGCACAAGTCAAGTCATTTATTGATAGTGAACCAAGTCCAGGGGACTATCACACAAGTGTGTGTAATTACTCTATATATGATAGAGAAAGAGCGGAAGACACTATAACCAAATATACACCCATACTAAATAACTGTAAGGCTGAATTACAAACTTTAACAAATTCTATTACTGGTATAACAGGAAACATCATAACTACACCCTACACAGCCCCAATTCCAGGTGTATGTACTACATATATTGATATGTTTGAGCAATTCGAAACTGCATTTACACTTGAAGTAGAAAGTACAGGTACGACAAAAATACTAACAAGTGTTTATGAAGAAACGCTAATGAATATTGGGACTGATAACCTATATAATTATATTGACTCCACATCTGGCAAGACAGGTATAATAATTACTGGTGATACAGGATTTATGCCAACACTCGCACAAAGTCAGTTATTAAGTAGTAATGCTGATTTATGTACTCAAATTAGAGATAACTTAGTTACGGATTTATTTAATCAATATTTAGAAACAAATACACTACCATCTACTCAACAAGAGCAGTTAGAGATATTCAGCGGATTAACTGGATGGTATCAATCATGTTGGTTAAATTATGAAACCACTATTACTGATAAACTAGTTTTAGATGCAATAGAAAATAGAAAAATTAACATCACGATATCAATAAAGAATAGTTGTGTAGATTTCACAATCTTATTAGATAGGATTAAGATGAATAAAGTGTGTACCAAAGTTGATAATATAAAAAAATTCATATCGGAACCACCAAAATTTGAATTAGTCAAAGTTCCTGATAATAAAAAATCATGGGTATCTAACGAAATAAAAGACAAAAGATTCTTTGATTTAAAATATAGAGGTACAGAATACAACACTAATCATCACAAACTCGTAGTTAACACTAAGGAAGTAGATTTAAATTTAAGTCCTTCTAGAGCAGTTGAACAAGATGTTTGGTGCTACGTATCTGATAACAACTGCATCCTTGAAGGTTGCATTTCTAGCGGAGAAACATACAACTCATTTAGCTGCCCTTCTGGATATACATTAGATGTTGATGGAGACAGTTGTACAGAACTAACGGTAACGGCAACCACAAGCAGTGCTACAACCTATACAGTAGGTCCTGGTGTAGGTTTAACTAACTCAGTACATTATTTATCTAGAGGTACTATCTTCGTTGAAGACGTAACAGACAACCAATGGCCGATATACTGGACAGGGACAACTAAAGATAGCTGGGTTGGACCTTACTACAACGTAGATTATTTAATAGATTCTTCTGGAAATTATTTAACACATAGTGGTTTCGGAATTAATAAGTTTTCAGATGGAACATTACAATATTCTTCACCAGACGCCTTTAGTGGTATTAAAAGTAAATTTGGTAAAAATAATTCAGACGTAATCTCTAGTATGTTTAACCCCAATATACTTTGGGGTGGTACAAACGGTTCAGTATCAGCCTCAACGTATAACAACTTAACAAGTACTAACAATGCTGGTAGATTACTAAACGCATCAGTTTGGTCTAATCCAGGAACACTTCCAGTTCAAGAATGGATTGGTTTATCATACTGTCTTGAACTAACAGAAACAAAGACATATAGGTTAGGGTTTGCTGCTGATGACGAAACAAAAATAAAAATAAACGGTGAGTACTTAATAAACCCAGTTACAGCGCCATCACATTACGCTGGAATACATAATAACTTTAGTATTTCTTACTCAAGAAGTATTCAAAGTTACGTGGTCATGGGTATTAAGTTATCTGCTGGTAAAAACATTATAGAAATAGAAGGTTACAACAATACTAGTGGTATTGCTGGATTTGTTTGTGAAATATATGACGCTAGTGAAGCACAACTAAAAAATATTAGATTTGAAAGTGAACTTAATTCAGTTAGGATATTTAGTACTATTGATAGAATAGGTACTACTTTTGATTTAGGTGAATTTAGCGCTTATTCATGTCCAGTAGGTTATTCATTAGATACCTGTGTATCAGGCTCTACAGTATGTACTAAGATTGATAGAATCACAAGAGAAGATGAACAATCAGACGAATACTGTCCTTGTGACGGATTTCCGTTAATTGTTAAAGGTTACGAAAATAAGACAATTGAACTACCTCTATCACCTTCGATATCAACCGTGACTCCTGCATCAGGTTGCGCAACAAGTGCTACAACGACTACAACTACAACAAATTTTGTATGTAATGATATAACCACACTAGTAAATAATTACGGAACTACTACAACATTAAAACCTATTAATGTGGCAAACGGTGGAACAGCCTACGCTATAGGTTCAGGTACAACAACATCGTTTGATGGGTTTTGGATTACAGAAGAAAACAATGGAACTATCGGGGTTTATGTATCAAAATGGATTAGTGGAACAACAAACACACAAGAAAATGTGTCAAGTCAAGTAAATGAGACATGTTGTAAGGTAATTGATGATGCATTTGAAATATACGCTGATATGTTTAACCAGGGTATTAACGCATATCCAAATGCGACTTGGGATAAAAACACTAGCAAGTGTGTTTATAGTAAATGTGGTGATAATGGCTGTATTGACCTAGACGACGTACTAACAACTGAACTTAGTCAAATAGATACAGTTAATGAATTTGCCAGTACATTAAGTAGTGAATTAATTGATGTTAAAAACAGACAAACAATTAGTAGCTATGCAACATTAAGAATGCTTTACGACAGATATAACACTCGTTCATTAGAATTTTGTGGAATTAATAGTTCTAAGTATGATTATTCCGACATGGACACCTTCGGAAAGACCGTTGGTAATTATTGGATTGACTTAATAGAACAAGTTGTACCAGCTACGACAATATGGGGTTCAACATACGCTTACAAAAATACAGTATTTGACCAACAGAAATTTAATTATAAACGTGGTAATTTATACCTATGTAATATACCAACTAGCGGAACAACATCATTACCAACAACAATAACATCAACAGTGACAACAGGTATAGTAAAGGCTAGAAGTGTGCTTCAAAACATACCCGACGGTATATACGTAGATTTATGGTCTGCAAATGGTACTAACTCTAATCCGTCAGATACTGGTTATTATCTTTTTATGTTTCGTGGTGATAATACTGAATTAGTCAACTCTGGACCCTATGCTTCGGACCCCTCTAAGGTTAACGTAGTTATCGATAATGATAATATATATTTAGGGGACGCAACTACAACTATTAAGGGAGGAAAGAGAGAGTTAAAGTATTACGACGGAACTACCGTAACTATGGGTCAATCAGACTCAACAACTTATAGTCTATCTAATTTTGCAACAGACATTGAAAATGATTTCTTCAGTAGGAATGGAGTAAAATTAATTGTTAATCCTTTAGTTATTGGTAGGCAAGGGATTTCTGGAAATGTACATTTAGAAATATATTTTGATATAGAGTATTTAGCTTATGAAACTATAGTAAAAGATATTACTAAAGTAAATCAAATAGATACAATAACCCTAAACACTACGTCATCGTACCAAGGTCCAGTTAGTTTTGATTTTGATAACGGGACAAATTCACGTACAGAACTTGACGGAGTAACACCACTAATATGGAAACCTATCAATACGGTATCATTAATAACAACAACGTCAACACCAACAGTTGTAACACCTCCACCTACAATATTACCCTTAGCAAGTAACTCTACGGTTAGTGTAATCAGTCAAGTGTTACCGAGTTCTATACCTACAACTGGGACTACAGGTGGGTTAATTACACTACAACCATCAATAACTAAATGTAATGGGGTTTGGATAAAGGATACTGGTTGTGAAAGTGACTTCTTAGGTGAAGTTACAACAATTGATATTAACGGTACAATAATACCAAGTTAACACTATTTATATATATATGCCAGTATTAATAAAAAATATAGTAGGAAAAGTATCGGACAACATAAATAGTAATGTTGAAGCCATAAGGTTTGTTGAAACCTCATTTGGTTATAAAGATTGGTTCAAAATAGGGCACCTAGAGGTCTTTATACAAAACTACAAGAAGGTAACCGAAATGACCGACTTAGGTAAGAATAGAGATATAGGTTTAAATATAAACAATAATAGAGAATTTATTGAATTACAAATTTCGTATTAATGAGCTACCAAGAAAAAATATATAGTCAAAATGGAAAATGCGATAGAAACTTTGTAGGTCCAGTAGTAAAGACAAGTTCAGATATATGCGTATTTAACAGACCATCATTTACAATGAGTGGTGCAAGTAGTATTAATTGTCCTGAAATAACTTGTAGCATTAGCGGAGTACCATATAATGACTTATTTACAGGGACTACTGAATGTTTTGAAACAAGCGCACTATCAGGTTCATGTTTCAATAGTATTGATTGGGTAACCAACGTGTACGAGGATGACGTTTTAAAGTACTCTAACGAGATATATAGCTCAACTAGCCTTACTGGGTCAGTTATTGATATAACTACCTTTAGTGGCTCCGTAGTGACCGCATTCAACACGCTTAATTACGACTATTCGTTTAGTGGTACAGAATTTACAATAGATAAAGAAGTTAGGTTTAAAAATATAAAACTAGAATTAACTACTAAGTTAGATTATGACGCAAACTGTCCTGTAACTGGCAACACCACTGGCTCTACATCATGTAGTTGTCCAGCTGGATACACAGCTACCACAGCGTTAGATGACTGTCAAAAATTCACAATAACAGCCTCAACTTTTAACGGTCTTGGTCCAACAATAGGGCTACTCCCCAACCCCAACAAGCTGCCAGAATATGCATTTTATGGGTCTAGATTCTACGAAGACGCAACAACAAGACCAAAACCCTTAGTCAAGGGTAGTGGTGATTCCTTAAAAGATAACTCTAATATTACACTTACATATGAAAGTGTAATTAGTAATTTATGGGGTGATAATAACGCAAACAAGGGTAGATTAAACAACGCAGGTTTAAATATGCCAGACGATGGTAAATGGTATGGATTTAGTAAGTGTGTAGATATACCTTCGTCTGGTGTATACAACATAGGTATAGCTGCGGACAATCAATGCCGACTCACAATAGATGGTGAATTAATATTTAATTTAAACACTAGTAGCACGTTTTGTTTTAAATACTGGCATGTGGTACCAATAACACTAACCTCTGGTAAACACATAGTTGAAATGGAAGCCATGAATGACATTTATACAGATGGAGCATTTGGGGCTGAGATTTACAATGCAACATCAGAGGTTTTATCTGGATACACTACAGAAGCTCAATTATCAGCTGTTACAATATTTACAACAACTGACTTTGCAGGTGGTTATTGGAATTTAGGTGAAAGTGGGTCTAGTGCTGGATATTACTGCCCTACTGGATATTCTTTAAATACATGTGGGGGTGGTCTAACGGAATGTATTAAGATTGAAAACGCAGACATAGCGTGTGTATTTACTGGAGCTTGCGAAACAAAACAAACGGTATGTGATTTAGACTTCAGCGGTATAACGCTTAATGATAGCAATGTATACGTGTTAACGGGTGAAACTGAAGCATTTGATTTGACATTTGACTTTACAGCAAATACGGAATCATTTGAAACAACAAACGCTTTATTTAAATATGATATTTATAAATTTATACCAGAATTAGGTTATTTTAATAACAGACCTGTATTTACTTCAGACTATTACGAATGGTCTAGTATTAGTGGAACAAGTGCGTTTACAACCTCAGTAACAGCAAATACTATAAATCCAGATGGCGAATACTTAGTTAAGGGTCATTATATACATGATATCTGTACTGAATTTGCTAATAAACTAAATTATAAATATTCAACAATATCAAACACTAGTGGCGAGTCGTTTGGATTATACCAACCAACTAGAGACTTCTACTTCATAGCATTCAACGATGCAGATATCCCTCAATTAACATCAAGCGATAATAACGACGGTGAGAATCCTATAGGTTCTCTAACGGTTTCCAGTCAAATATTAGATGGTACTAAATCAGAGTTTTTATTACCATTTAGTTCAGGTGATTTTATAATATCATTAAACGGTATCACATTAGCACGAGACTTTGACTACTCTATGAACGTTGTTAATAGTGGTAGTTTTATTACTAATAGTGTATCACTATCTGGGGCAACGGTTAATGGTGACATATTAACGTATGCGTTCACTAGTAGTCAACTAGGTAATAATATTAAGTCTGATACTTTTGATATAAATGAACCAATAGTTAGTGGTGCTACTAACGCTCAAGGTGATAATACAGTTTACTTTAATTCCGACACTGGTAAGTATGAATTATTTACCAGCATGAATCCAATAACAAATAATGATATAGGTGTAACTCTTAACGGTACTTCACTAGCTATAAATATAGACTACTATCAGTCAGTAAGTAATCCTAAAAGGATTATATTAGAGGGTTATTTAATCCCTAACGACATAGCAAATGTATATTACAATACAAATACAAATGTATTAGGTAATCAATTCGGAACATCAATAAAAGCTGCTTGGTTTATAGACAACCCACCTAGCGAAGTTAACGGTATTTTTACCCTTGAAGTATCGAGTAATAAAGACTTTACTAATATTGTATCTTCAGCTACCACACTATATACCGTTAGTCAAACCAGCTACAACGCTGTAGCAAACTTAGTAGGTAATCTTGGAGACAAACAATACTACAGAGTTAAAAATGATAAGAATTTCACAACATTATGTAATGAAGTAGTTAAAACGTCAGCATATAGTGAAATTTCAGAGATAACATTACAAACAAACAAAAATAATGCCTACTAAACATTTATTTTTTAGTATTTATTATTAAAATAAGAATAAAGTATATTTATAAGATATGAGCTACATAATTAACAACACAAGCGCCTTCGTTAATATAAAGTTAACTGAAACTGGTAGACAAAAGTTAGCACAAGGACAATTAAACTTCACATCCTTTGGAATAGGTGATTCTGAAATCAACTACAACAGAGAAGCGATACATGATTTAAGTACGTCCGCTATAGATGTTTCACTTTCTGGCAGTAGCAGGGTCTTAAGACCTGTTGACAGACAACCAGATATTAAGTCGTATATTACATCAAATAGTAATAATAATAATAACTTGAATTTATTAAATCCAGGTCAAATTAGCACTATTAAGGCGATTGTTAACAATGAAGCAACAGATAGAGGGTTTTTTAGTGGTGACGGGACAACACACATTACATACACTTCAAGCACTTACAGTCAAGGGACTAGTACAGTTGTATCACTTACTGGTGGTAAAACACTTTTAATTGGTACTGGAGCCACATTTAATGTTGGCGACTACGTACTACTTAAGGTAGGTAACGACACAGTCGGTAGTCTTGCGTTAAATCAAAACAAAACACCAGTACCAAACCTATGGTATAAAATACAACAAACCACAGGTGTAGGTGTATCTAAATCTGCTATTCTTGATAGAGAACTACCAAGTAATGGTGCTTCATCAGCTACATCTCAAATACTTATCTATCCAGGTGGGGAAGTATATAGTGCATTTGGATTTGAAACAACAACACCATATTGGAACAGTAATACACTAGACTTTGCTGGATGTTGCGACGTATCATGCGGTGATGTTCCTATTTGGAATCAAAACGCTGTTTGGTGCGAAAACCTTGCAGGTATGACTGGTACAGGTATTACTAATATAACAGCCACACCTAACGAGAGTTTTGAAAAGTTCGGTTCTAATGATTACTTAGGTCAAAAATATCCATTCTTCGAAGTTGATTGTGTTGGTGATTTAATAGGAAATGATATTTGTGCTAATCCAGGTGAGTCTGTAATAGATGACGCTAAGAAATCAATATCAATACTACACTATACAAATAATACGATATCTAATTACTATGGTGAGTTCTTTTTTATTGACGGAGCTAACAACAAGATACTTAAATTACAATTACCAGACCTAATGTACCATAGAAGAAATTATAGTACAGAGAGCGGTACAACTATGGGAATGACATTCATAGCAACAGGTACTACAAAATTCGTAGGCACTTCTGACTTAGAATACGTAGACTTAATTGAAGACCCTTCATTAGTTAGTGGTACTGAAAAAGTTGTAGGTAGAGTATTCCCACAATTAAAAACTGTAATATTTGAAGACGATGAAATTATCGCTGCAACATCTTATAAGTCTAATAGAAACTGGACACTCCCAGCGCTTAAAGCGAAGCTTGTGGCTCCAGCTAGTGGAGCAGCAAATGGTGTATTAGCAACAAACAAAACAATGTATATAACATATAGTTTTGAAAATGCTAGTGGTCTTGGTCTAACAACCACATTACCTGCTCAGTATTATACAAAAATAGAAAACAATACGTCAACTTCTAAGGATATTGAATTCAATATTGAAAGTATTGACTTATTACCCTACATGAGAAAAGAAGAAAAAGCTGGTTACGACGGAATGGGGTTCTCAGCCAAGGAGTTTAAGGTATTGTACCAAATAGTAGAAAAATCAAACGACAGACCATTATCAGACGCTTGGAAAGTTCACGACTTTACTAGTACTGCTATAACAACAGTGGCTAATAAGACAATAGACCCTAAGTTGTTAGAGATTCAAAACCCAACAACAAATGGATTCTTAATAGACTCAACAGTATCAGGAAGTTCAACTACTTTTAGTGTTATAGATTCATTAGAAATGGCAACAAATTCCCTACCTGAAAAACTTCAGTTTGGGGATGAGAGATTTTTCTACGGTAACTTAGAAACTTATATTGGTGCTACAATATTTAAAACGGTATTTAATATTAACTTATCAGCAGATGACTTCAAAACTACAGCGAACCCAAGTAGACCTAACAGTCTAGTCAACCCTCCAGATATTAGAGTAACTGAAGTTGGTATTTATGATGATAATAATTCATTAGTGATGATTGGTAAATTAAGTAAGCCAGTTAAATTGAGCTCAGGTAATACTGTAATGCTTGAATTAGCAATTGACTTTTAAAAAACAAATATATAGATGGGATTTTTAGATAATACAACAAATTATGAACTAATTGCGAAATTAACGCCGCAAGGAAGAACAAGACTAATTACTAGTACAAATAGTTTAATTAAGACATTTAGTCTTGGTGATTCAGACGCATATTACGCTACATTATCAGGACTTACTGGTGGTGAAGTTCCAGCTGTATCTGGAAATTATAATGGTAAAGACATTAGTAATGGTGGTAGTAATTACATGCTTAGAAGTACTCTTAATTATAACGCAAATACTGATAAAAAACCTGTTGACATAGCATCTATGTCAGTCAGTACATCATACGAGCACCTTGGGTATGATACATCACACTTTAGCGGTGGGGTAATTACACAAAACGCAGTATCACTTGCTGATACACAAACTGATAGACTTACAAATTTATATTATTCGTTTGGATTACCGATAACACCACAAGAAATAAACGTATATACTGGACTCACAATTACTCAAGGTGGTTATAAAGATACCGCACTTAGTAATATCGCTCAAACAAAAATGCTTGTAATAGGTCTTGATGTTAAAGAATATTCTGAATTAATAGATGGTAAAAGTGTTAAAATTAATATAGAAACCAGTGCTTCAACATATGAGATATACGGAACTTACGAAAACACAGGTACAGTACTAACTAATCAAGATGCCTCAGTGGTTGACACATCACTTAACATAACTAGATTTGGACCCAACAGAGCAATGCTTTTCTCAGATACTATTCAAAAACCAAATAATGATGCAAGTAAGAGTTGGGCAACTGGGTACGCACAAACTAAACCATTTAGCGTTAATGGTAAAGAATTATATAATGTTATAACAAATGCAAACGTATCTAAGGTTGCTGACAAACCAGTAGGTATTGCTTATTTAGACAAAGGGTTTATGGTAATAACAGAACCAACAATAGTTAACTCATTTAATTCTAATTATTCTGGAGCCACTGGAACAACAATTAACTTTGATACTGTTAGAAATAAAGTATCTCAATCAATCACATGTGTCGCAAACAGGGGTGAGTTTGGAGTATCCAATAACACGACATGGAGTGCAGGAGACACACCTAGAATCACTGAAGTAGGTCTTTTCGATGCCAGCGATACACTTATTGCAATTGGAAAATTAAATAAGACATACGAAAAATCAGCTAACGATTTTGTAGCTTTTAATATAACAATAGACTATTAATACTTTACATTAGTAAATTATATATTATACTTAATTAAAATAGTATATAATGGAATTAGAAAATGGTGAAAATAGTTTTGTGTTAGGTCTTGACGTATCAACCAAGACAATAGGTATTGCTTTATTTGAAGACGAGGGTGATACTGGTAATTTAAAATTACTACATCACGTAACGCCCAAAATCAAACCGAAACCAACAAACAAAATGCAAGAGCTTTTTGAAAAAGCTAGGATTTTCGAAGAAGAATTTTTAACTAATTATGCAGATATTGGTATAACTAAGGTTATTATTGAAGAACCCCTCCTACGTTCTAACAACGTTAATACCGTAGCAACCCTTCTTAGATTTAACGGAATGATATCCAGGTCAGTGTATGATATCCTCGGTGTAATACCAGAATTTATATCATCATACGACGCTAGAAAGTACGCTTTTCCAGAATTAATGGCAAAAAGAACAGGAACTAGAGCAGGCAAGATGTTTAGCGAAAACGCTATAAGTAAAGCTAAAGAAGTCCTGTTTGGTGGTTTACCATTTGACATAGATAAAAAACAAGTTATATTTGACAAGGTATACGACCTGGAACCACAAATAACTTGGCTTTACACCAAAAACAATGTATTAAAAGTAGAGAATTTTGACATGACAGACGCATATTGCTGTGTTAGAGCTGTTATGATGAGGGATGAGTTGTGGAATAGTTAATTACAGATAAGGTATAATTAAAACTATTTTTTATTTGTTTTTTAATTAAAAAATACATATATTTGTTTTTATGTCTCAAATAATATCGGATATATTAAAACAATTTCTAGGCGAACCAGCCGAACACAACGAGAGTAGTGGGCAAATGTCGTTTGATTGTCCAGCTTGTGCTGAAGACAAAGGACTAGCTAATGGTTGCGGTGATGGCAAACATAAACTAGCGTTAAATTACAAAAAAAACATATATCAATGTTGGGTCTGTAAGTTTGAAAATAACATGCATGGCAGTGTACCTAATCTAATCAAAAGATACGGTAATAATAAAATATTAAAAGAGTATCAAATAATAAGACCTACTGACTTAGACGCCAACAATCAAAATAAAGAAATTAAAGTAGACCTAAAATTACCAATAGGTTACAAGAAAATATCAGAATCAAACTACAACGACCTTAACTACGGTAAGGCTTATAGATACTTAAGAGAACGCGGTATCACAGACACCATGATTAAAGAATATAATATTGGATTCACTGTAACTGGTAAATATCACAATAGAATTATTATACCATCTTATGATGAATTAGGTGATTTAAATTACTTCATATCAAGAGCTTGGGATAAATGGAAAAAACCAAAGTACTTAAATCCTGACGTAGAGAAACAATTATTTATATATAATGAGTTTACCCTTAATTGGGATGGGACAATATACCTAGTTGAAGGAGTGTTTGACCATATTGTAGTTCCAAACTCAATACCTCTTTTAGGTAAAACTATGTATGATAGACTTAAATCATTATTACTTAAGAACGCCAAGTCTGATGTTGTAATACTATTAGATGACGATGCTAAGGATGACGCTATTAGAATATACAAGGAGTTAAATGTAGGCTCGTTGTACGATAGAGTAAAATTATGTACACCACCAGCAGACACTGACCCATCGTTAATATTTGAAAGAGAAGGCAATCGTGGTATTATTAAATTACTTAGAAGTTCAGAAAAGATACCAGAAAGTAATCTTTATTAATCATAAGATATTGACCATAAATTATCACCAGCTTCAGAAGCTAAATTATAAACATCTTCACCGTATTCTTGTGCAATTCTCAATAAGTCATAATACCCTTTACTTGGTTCTTTAGTATATCCTGAGTTAAATACAATTAAATCCTTTTTTTCATTACCCGACAACTCGTCAAAAGCTTCTTGTCTTTCATCGTTCGAAACTTCGCTAGTTGGAAATAAAATATCATAGTTAAAGTTTTTATCAGTCGGTTGTAATGTTTTTTTAATAACATCTTCTCTATTATACATTTTCTCCCAAACGTTAAAAGCTTTACTTCTAATTTCACCACCTCTAGTTGGTGTTAGCAGGTTATTATGTTTACTCGCAACATACATCATAGCTAACTCATAAATAAGTGGTCCGTAACCCTTTTCAGCGGCAACTGCTATGACATAATGAAAGTCTGACTGACTAGGGTTATATACAAAATTAATAATTGCGTATGCTTGTTTCGTACTAGGGTTAAATAATACTAACTCATTACTATTCTGCTCTTTAGCAAACAACCCTGTACCTTCAGGAAGGCTCGAAGTCGTTAACGCAGCTTCATCCAACAATCCTTCTCTAAGTAATTTTTTTATTAAAATTTTCATATCTTTACTATAAATACTTGAAATTTACATAAAAAATAGTTATATTCGCAACTAAATAACATTTGTGGATAAAAAAGAAACAAAAAAAGAACTATTAAGAATTGGTCAGGAAATTAGAGACTTAATAGACGACAAACAAAAAGAGCTTGAACTTTCATTCGTTGAAGATGACCACATTTATTATATTAGAGATAATAACGGGAAGATACGCACCGACTTCCCTAGTGTATCTACAGTAATTAAGCAATTTTATAATGACTTTCCAGCGCTTGATAAATCACTAGACATGTGTAACGGAGACATCGTAAAGCAAGATGAATTACTTAGAGAATGGACGGGTACTGCCGATTACGCAAATAGTAAGGGGTCTAGGGTTCATTATTTACTTGAAATGGATTTACTTAGTGAATATGGTTCGTACAAGGAAGTCAGGAAACCACACTTTGAGTGTGATGAACAACAAACTACTGATGGTAACCGTATGATTGACGCTGGCCATAACTTTATCAGGCAAATGCATAGGAGAGGTGCAGTATTGCTAGATACTGAAATGGTCTTAGGTAGTTCTGACCTAGAATATACTGGCCAACCAGATAAGATGTGGATTATGTTTGATAAGAATGGTGATTTAGGTGTAGTTATTAGTGATTGGAAAACTAATAAACCAAAAAACTTTCAAGTACACGCATATACAGAACCAATGCTTGCGCCGTTCACGGACTACATGGATACAGCATTGTCTCACTATATGATTCAACTGCCATTATATATTAGATTATTTTTAGACATGCTTAAGGGTACTAAGTATGAGAACATAAAAGTGTTGGGTGGGATTATTGTTCATTTAACAGCTGAAGGTGTTTTTACAGAATACAGAATACCAAAGTCATTTAGCGATACAGTATTAACAATGCCTCCACTACCAAGAATAAAGGAAGTTATGGCTAAGAAGTATAGTGATATTGAAAGAGAGAAAAAAAGAATAGAAGATTTAGATAAACTATTAAAAGGATAAATTATGGAAATTAAGAAAATAATACATATAGCTGATATCCACATCAGAACATTCAGAATGCATGAGGAATATGGGGCGGCTTTTAAGACGTTCTTAAAGCAGATAAGGGTACTAGTGGAACCATACAATAGAGAAGAGGTTAGAATCGTTATAGCAGGAGATTACGTACACCAGAAGATAACCATTTCTAATGAGTTACTTATACTTGGTACTTGGTTTCTTAGGAAACTAGATAAAATAGCACCAGTTGTAATTATTCCAGGTAATCATGACTTACTTGAGAACAATAAGGATAGGGTTGATAGTATCACACCTATGGTTCAATTACTTCCTGAGTTAAAGATACAATACTATACTGAAACTGGGTGCTATGTTGATAATAACGTTGTGTGGGATGTCTATTCCATCATAACGGGTAGTGACAGACCAAATATTGAAGATGCTAGGATTGACCATGGAGATGATAAGACATATATCGGATTATTCCACGGACCACTTATTGGCTCAACAACTGATGTAGGTTATGAAATTGAACATGGACATAGTCTTGATATATTCGAAGGTAATGATATTGTCATGTGTGGTGACATACATAAACGTCAGGACTTGAGATTTAAAGGTATACCTATCGTAATGCCTAGTTCACTTATTCAACAGAATTTTGGCGAGAAGATTGGTAAGCATGGTTTCTTATGGTGGGACGTTGAAACTAAGACATATGAAGAACATGATGTCGAAACCGATTACGGTTTTTACCAATTTAAAATAGATTCGATAAACGACATTGATAATGGTTCTGAAATATTAACAAATATATAAAATGGAATTACCAAAGAATATAAAAGACGAAATCTGGGACTACTGCAGGCTTAACGATATCACCGACCTTAATGGTTTTATTGTTAAGATGTTAACGAATGGTTTTACATCTGAGAAATTCGGCTCTACACCATGGGAAAAACCTGTGGAGGTTAAAGAGGTGGAAGTAATTAAGGAAGTGGAAGTGATTAAAGAGGTTCAGGTAGAAAAGTTTATTGAAGTAGAAAAGATTGTTGAAGTAGAGAAGGAGATATTTGTTACTGACGATGAAGCTAATATCGAATTAAAAAAAGAATTAACAAAAGTTAAAGAAACGCTTAAATTAAGTCTATCTGATTTTGAAAAATTAGACGAATTTAGACGTAATCTAGACGAAAAATTAGACGAATTTAGACGTAATCTAGACGAAAAAGAAAAAGAGATAGGCATCTTAAAAGAAAAATTAGAAACGGAAAAGAGTAAGCCAAAGAAAGAAGACGACGATATATACGGAGGTAAAAGAGGTTATTTAGGTTCAAACACAATTGATTTATGGAACAACAAGAAACAGGATTAGTAAAATTACAAATACCACAAAACGCAAAGATAAAGGTATATTGGTCAGACTACCCAGAAAACTACTCTAGAGAATCTAGAACAAGAGTAAAGAAATACTTTGGAAGTAAGTACGGGATTGATAGTCAATCTATCAACGTGGTATACAAACCAATTAAACGAAACACCTCTGGTGATATCGTTGAGATTGATGGTGCTAATATTGAAAACATAATGAGCACTCATTATCAAAGAGAGTTATTTAAGGAATGGCTTACCAGAGAAGGTAAAGAAGATTTTGATTTTAAAAGAATACTTACCTTAGATGATAAAGTAAACGGTGAGTTAGATATTGATATTGACGCTGAAATTCATAAGAAATACAGACTTAAGTGGATGATGGTTAATAACTTTTTATCCTATGGCGAGAACAACTACTTCCCAGTAGATAGATTCAAAGGGTTCACTGTCGTTAATTCAACACCAGCAAATCAAGGAGGTAAAACATCTATAACAATTGACGCCGTTAAGTTCTTATTCTTTGGTAAGACAACCAAGACCGATACCAACTCTGAAGTATTCAATCAATATAGTGAAGGTAATGAATTAGTTGTTAGAGGTCTTATAGAGATTGAAGACAGTGAAGAACTTATCATTGAACGACTATTAGAGAGAAAACCAAAAAGGAAAGGTGGTTGGAATATAACTAATAAGATTAAGTACTATAAGATACTTCCAGATGGTGAAGAAGAAGAATTAAACGATGAAGACGCTATCAAAACCACACAACTAATCAAAGACACTGTTGGTAATGAAGCTGATTTTGACTTAGTAGTGTTAGCGACATCCAGAAACCTAGACAGTTTAGTAGACTCCACCGCAGGTGAGAGCGGAAGACTATTAACTAGGTTCATCGGACTTGAACCGATTGCTTTAAAAGAAAAAGCAGCGAAAGAGATGTACAAGAACTTCGGAAAGACGATGAAAGGTAACATCTACGACACGGTAACACTTACCGAGGAGATAACAGGTCATAAATCGGAACTTAACACCTTAGAGACTAGTAAAACAGCTACAGATAGGTTATTAATGACTGAAACAGAAACATACAAGAGATTATCACAAGAAAAACTAGACGAAGTAGCCTCTAAGGACAAGATTGATGCAGAAATACTTAGCATGAACCCATCTAAATTGGAAAGTGAAATTGCTACTATTATAAATACTGGCAAACAACACAATACTGATATAAAGAAAATTAATTTAGATTTAAAAGAGATAGGAAAACTTAATTTCGATGAAGATAAGGACTTTGAATTAACAAAAGACAAGCAAACTCTAACAACAGATATCGCTGTTGGTTACGCCGAGGTGAATAGACTAAAGAAGGTGGTCCAAGACTTAATTAAGGGTGGGATTTGCCAGTCTTGTAACAGAAAATTAGATGATGTAGATAATAGTACTCATATTAATCAACACGAGGTAGATATTGAAACTAAAGTAAAAAAACTTATAGTTAAAAGTAATAAACTAGCTGTAGTTGAAGCTAGTTTACTTGGACTTAGTGAGGTTAAGAGTAAGATTGAACTCAGAAACAATCTTGAATTAAAGAGAGATAGACTTGGTGTTGAAGTAGATACACTAAGGATTGAAATAAAAGAAAAACAAGGTGACTTAAAAAAGTATAAAGAAAATCTGGACTCTATTGACAAGAACAAGAAGATTGACATAAACATTAGTCTTATAGATACTAAGATGAATGTTAGTGAAACATCTAAGAACAGGTTAAATGCTGAACTACAAACCATCGCAATTAATGTAGACTCAAATAATAAAGACATTCTTAAAAAAGATAATTTAATTGAGATATTAAAAAAAGAAAAGGATATCGAGAGAATTTTTAAAATATACATTGATATGGTAGGTAAGAAAGGTATTAGCAAGCTAGTTCTTAGGTCAGTACTTCCAATCATAAATGGTGAGCTACAGAGGCTACTGGAAGATATAACAGATTTCGATATAGAAGTTTTTATTGACGATAAAAATGAAGTGAGATATTTATTAGTAAAGGACGGTGTTGAAAAAGCACTTAAGTCTGGTAGTGGTTTTGAATTAACAACGGCAAGTATAGCGTTAAGATGTGTATTAGGAAAGATGTCTTCACTACCAACACCGAACTTTATTACGTTTGATGAAGTAATGGGTAGAGTAGCACCAGAAAACATACCAAACATGAAACCTTTATTCGAAAGAATATCTGATATGTTTGATATAGTATTCTTTATTACACAGAATGAAATAGTTAAAGATTGGGCTGATAATATCATTACTATTGAAAAAGTTAATAACATCTCAAAATTGAGTATTAAGGAATACTAACAAGTACGGTAGCTTTATTAACAAAAAAATAGTATATTTGCGTTATAATATTAAAAAAAAAATAATAAATTATGATTTTTACAAATTATTGTATAGTGGTAATGGGTAAGACAGAAGGCGTCTTACCAGAAATAGCAAAAGTTTCCGACAGTAAGCCAAAAGTTTTAAACTCTGTCGGTGTAGTTATATCTACATTTATTAGTGTTGCTAATGCTAAGGAATTGGAAGATTACTTTAAATCCTTAGAAAGAAACTTTTTCTTACTTGAAGTTGGTGCTGGTAATACGGGTTATAATATTAATAATAAAAAAGTGCACAACGGGTTATTCCGAGAAATGGAAAAAAACTATAGTAACCTAAAAGATAAATCTGACAAGATAATGGATGAAATTAGTGAATCATTCACTAATAGTGGTAGTACTGAAGAAGATATACCATTTATAAATCTTAAAATGGAAACTAAAACTGTTAAAAGTGATACAAGACCGAACAAAAGTTATTACGACAATTTAAGTGTTAGCGAGAAAGCGGTTATAATTGACGAAATATTAGACAAGGGGGTTGACAACCTAAGTGAATTCGACAAAAAAGTGTTAGAAATGATAAGTAAATAAAGTAAAAGATACTTTTTTTATTTATTATAGATATTTATATATCCTAACGAAACATAATAAGAAGTTATAGTATGAAAAATGAATATGAACAAGAAAAAATTTGCAAACACCTCAGACGACGCAACAATATCTAATTATTTTAAAGATGTAAGAAAAAGTGAATTAATAACACCTGAAGACGAGGTAGATTTGGCGATAAAGATTAAAAACGGTGATGATTCAGCAGTAAATAAACTAGTTGGTGCAAATTTAAAATTTGTAATATCAATAGCAAAAGACTATCAAGGCCAAGGTCTTTCATTAAGTGACCTTATAAGTGAAGGAAATTTAGGTCTGGTTAAGGCAGCAACTCGTTTTGACCACACTAGAGGCTTTAAGTTTATATCCTATGCGGTTTGGTGGATTAAAGAGTCAATAATTAAGAGTCTTAATGACAATGCTAGAATGATTAGACTACCTACCAATGTCATTAAAAAAGTTTCAGACCTAAGGAAAGAAATTGAAAGATTTGAATTAGACAACGAAAGACTTCCAGTGTATGGTGATTTATTAGATACTAACGGTGATGCGATAGAACACTTAATAACACCTCAGTGCACATCATTAAATGACGTTATAAATGAAGACGGTGACGAACTATATTGTCTTATAGCAGATGCTAATTCTAACATAGAAGAAGAGATATTTTCAACTGACGAAAGAATCAAAATAGAAATTAACAACATACTTTCAAAACTAGACAGCAGGGAAAAAGAAATTCTTGAATGCTATTTTGGTATTAATAAGGAGTATAATGGAATGACGCTTGAAGCTATTGGTGACAAGTATAACCTAACTAAGGAAAGAATTAGACAAATAAAAGAAAAAGCTATCAGAAGGGTTAGATTTAACGCTAGTGATTTATTTGATATAATTAATGAATAGTTATATATTTATATAGTACATATGAAAAAAATATTATTATATTTGATATTAGTCATGGCAGTAGGAATGGCAGGTATCGTAGCTTACGTATCGGTAGGAGGGTTATTAAAGGTATTCAGCGGAGCTGGTACACTTGGGTTATTATTCTTTTCAGCAATTGAGATTGCTAAGATTGTCGCTACTTCAGCGATACACACATACGGAAAGAAGATATCATGGATTTATAAAGGGCTTTTATCATTAGGTATTGGTATCGCCATGGTAATAACGTCTGTAGGTATCTACGGATTCTTATCGTCTACATACAAGGAAACGTTTATGAAGCTTGAGAACGTAGAAGCTCAAGTAACTTTACTAGAAAAGAAAAGAGATGGATTCCAAGGGCAATTAAACAATGTTAATAAAGAAAAAGAATCGATTAATATTAGGATATCAGAACTTAGCGCTGGTTTATCTAACAACGTTATACAATACAAAGACAAAGAAACAGGCAAGATAATAACAACAACCTCATCTTCAACAAGAAGGGAACTGGTTAAACAAATAGATTCAGGACAAGAAAGACTAGACGTTATAAATGTTAAGTACGATGAATTAAACACTAAGGTATTCGATTTAGACAACCAGATTGTTGAAGTAAAGTTAGGTAATGATAGTGCAGCAGAACTAGGTCCACTTAAGTATTTATCAGAAGTTACTGGTAAAAGTATGGATGAGGTTATGAAGTATTTTATATTCCTTTTGATAATTATCGGCGACCCTATGGCTGTTCTTATGATTATTGTATTTAATAAAATTGTCAACACTGACGAAAACAAGGTTGTAAAAAAAAAGTATATAGGTGGAAAGTTTGAAATAAAAAATAAGTTAAAAAATAAAATAAAAACAATAGGTTCTTTATTTAAAAGGTTTAAAATGCCTAAATTAATTAAAAAATCAAATAAAACAACCCCAAAAGTACATAATCAAGTTAAACCTCAAGTTATTGATGAAGTTATACCAGACGAAGCTTCTGCCACTACAACTGGTAAAGTTTTTACAAATTATATTGATATAATTGAAGAGCTCAAAGAAGAACCCAAACAAGAACCCCAAAAAAATATAATAAAAAATAAAGGTGATAGGGGATTTTCGGTTCCAGTTCCAGAAAGAAAAAGAACTAACACTGTAAATAGGATAGGTACTAATAAAGAGGTTAGGGACGGCAATAACGAAACTATTTACTTTAAAAAAAGGGGTTAATGAATATAAATACTAAGAGTTATAAATTGACTGAAGACAACTACATATCTCAAGGCACTAAAAAAGATAAGATAGTTATAGGTGTCACATATTCGTCGAACATGAGTCATTATACTGGGTGGTCAAAGAGAAATAATGGCAAATACACCAGGACAGCTATGTTTACTGTAGCGATTAACGGTAGTGTATACCAACACTTCTCTCCTAACTATTTTTCTGACTTTATGCTAAAACCAGACTTGAACGAAAGTGCTATAACTATCTTATTAGAAAACGAAGGTTGGCTTATTAAAGATTTAAGTAACGAAAAGAAGTACATTAACTATGTTGGACATATTTATAATAGAAAGGATTCTGTTATTGAGAAGAGATGGAGAAGTCAAATGTATTGGGCACCATTTACAGACAAGCAGGTAGATTCAACAATTAAATTAGTTGCTGAATTATGTAAAAACTTTAACATCCCTACGGATGTAGTTTCACACAATACCAACTTAGATGATGCTCAAAACTTTAACGGAGTATTATACAGAAGTAACTTTGAAAAATACTATACTGATATTACCCCAGCGTGGGACTGTAAGTATTTTAAAAATAAACTAGAAAAAAATGAACAACATGGATAACGAAAACGAACACGACTTTACAAAATTAATGTTAGAAGCGATTAGAGCTAAGTCATCTAACCATATGAAAAGACTTAACGAAAACGAAGGTGGCGATATGAATTCTGGGTTTGAAAGCGCTACATCACAAGCACCTATAAGTGGTGACCAAGCTAAATCAAATATTGACGTCGAAGAAGTAGAGGTTGATAATAGTGCTGAAGCTGAAGAAGAAGAAATCCAAGACAATGGCTTAGATACACCAGAAGCTAAAGAAGAAATATCCAACATAACTAGTCAGGTTAGTCAAATGGTAAGTGTAAAAACATTTGAGATTCAAGAAGATAATGGTAATGTCACCATGAGCGGTGAACTTCAAAATACAGACCTAGAGTGGCAATTCTCAAAGAATGACGGATTATTTATTAATGCGTCAAACGTTAACTTAACGGAAGAACTCAAAACCATCTTAGATAAGTTAAGTGCTTACTATATTAACTGGAGAGATGACTGGGGTGGTAAAATTGGTGAATATACAAAAAAAGATTAATATGGATAATAAGAGTATTTTTATATTAGTATTAGGTACAGCCTTAGTATTAAGTTTTATTTTTAGACCATCAAAAGATATTAGTACATATGAAAATGAGATAAATAATCTTAAGGGTGTTAATAAGGGGTTGATATTAAATAATGATAGTATATTAAATAATAACGAATTACTTAATATTGAAATAAATAGACTAATAAGTAATTTTGACAGTACTCAAGTAGCATTAGCTAACACTGAGGAAAAACTAAAAGATTTAGAAAATGATAAAGGTAAAGTTTCTGGTTACGTTAACACTCTTAATGCTGATGGTGTTGCCAGTGAGCTCGCAGACTATCTCAATAGGAGATAAAAGAGTTAAAACATTTGTTACACAAAAAGGTGATACGTTAGTTATAATGAGTCATCACGATGCCAGGGTACTTCTAGAAGATATATTACATTACGAATATTCAGATAGCTTACTAGTAGTATACAAAGGTCGTGATAGTCTAAATACGAATTCAATCGTAATACAGAAAGAAACAATTCTAAAACTTTCACTTAGTAATGATAATTTTGATATCATTATTAAAAATTTAAATAAAATCGTCACTAATAAAGATGATGAAATTATATTAAAGGATGAAATTATATTAATCCAAAAGAAAGAGATTAAAAAACAAAAATTTTACAAGTCGGTTGCTGTTGTAGGTGCAATTGTATTACCAATACTACTATTATTTTTAGCTAATTAAAATGGGTAGTAATCATATGCATAATTTCCTTAAAAAATCAAAAGAAAGTAAGTCTATACCAACACATGACCCTTACACTGGGGAATTAAACCCACTATACGAGGAGTTGACAGGCAAGAAAAACCCAATTAACACCAAACGTTCTAAACATAAACCGATTGACTACAACACAACCACTATGGATGATTTAGTCAAGTCTATAGAAGATAAGGACATATTTAACTCCACTAATGATGTCTATATAATCAAGAAACTTATAACATTCTACAAAGAAAATAAATAAACCTCAGCAATGGGGTTTTTTTATTATTTTTCGATATTTATAATAAACACTATTTTTATGAAAGACATAATCAAAAAAAGACTTAATGAAGAATTCACTAAGAGCGACGCTAAAAGTGAAATCAGTAAATACATGAATTCCAGCGAATTCAAGTCTAAGGTTGAAAAAATAGTTAAAGATAGAATAAAGAATGAAAAAGCGTTAGAAGATAAGGTTGTAGATATTACCAAAAATGTTCTAACACAATTATATAAGGCTCTTTGGGTAAAGAGGTCAGTATGGAAAACCATGCTATCAAATAAGGGTAACTAATATGAAAAAGATAAGGATAAGTGAGCAACAGGCTAACATGTTACAAGAGCTCGGTAAAACCAAAGTTCTTAAGGTAACTAAAGAACAGTATAACAGAATTATAGAGTCAGAAAGACTTGTAGAAGGGGCAGGACCATCAGCAGTAGACCACTCATTTAACACCGCATTTAAGGGTAACTCTAGAAATGAATTTAAAAATACAAAGATAAAACTAGAAGAACTATATGAAAAATTCATTAATGAATTATATGGTATGAATGAAGGTTCTGAACTTGTATATGAAAAACTACATAAAATAATGGAAGTTTCTGGTTTAATCAACAACGGAAGACTAGTTAAAGAAAAATTTAAAGGTGATAAAAACATAGTAAAAGAAATAATATCTATGGGTCTTCACGAAATGTATGAAGGTGGTAACGAATACAATGCTATGAATACCATGGAGGAGGCTCTTGACGCTGACCTATCAAATAGTCATGAAACCATAGAAGATACGTTCAAAACTATTTTTGATAAAAATGTTGATATCAATAAAGTAACAAATAATACAATTAGATTATATTACGAAAAAGGTAAATATAAAGAAGCTTGGAGATTTTACAAAACACTAGGGCAAGAAGCACTTAGAGAAGAAGAAGTAGAAACTCCAGAGGGTATCGTAGGGCTTGATATACTTAGATACGCACCAATATCTCAACTAAAAGAGACATCACTAGACGAACCAACAAGCGTTAAAAAAGTTAAATTCCCTGGTATTGGGAGAATGGACGCAACTAGAATAATCATGAGTCATGATGACATTACAGGGAGTGAACATGAATACTTAAGAGTAGATAATAAGTGGGTGTTTGGGTACGTAGATGTATTTAAAAAGAAATTTAATGAAGAGCCAATATTTAAATTAACACCTGAAAATAGATTTTTAGATGTAGACATAATAAACCCAGTATACCTTAAAGCTAGGGATGAATTTAAAAATGGTATGGCTAACTTAGCAACCAGTGACCCAGGTATGTTTAAAAATGAACAAGATGTTGATGAAGCAACTGTAGCTGGCTCCGCTAGTACTGGTGGTAGTTCAGGTCCTGTTGTTGCCCCTTTACTTGAACCTATACATCGGGAAGGGTCAAATGTTGTGACTTCATTAATCAGTGACGATGTCGAAATAAAGGTAGATAATCCATTACGAAAGGCGGTTGTCGGTGCATTAGAAATTATAAACATGGATTCAGTAGCCCCAGATGAAATATTAAAAAATGAAACTGAGCTAAATGAATTAGCAGCCTCTGTAGTTAATCATGACGATACAGAAGATAATGTAATTAATAAAACTTTACCATCACTTAAACGCAAGTTTCCAAAGATGATTGAGAATCTAATTAAATACGCTGATAACGCACATGAGCCTGAAGTATATAACCAATACAAAGAACACGTTAAGGGTGTTTATAACATATTGTCTTATATAAAAAGAATGTACGAAAAGATAGAAAAAGAAAAATCAGGTGAAGCTATCGAAATTAATGAAGAAGGGATTCAAAATTCTGGGCAATATGATACACCAGGTTTTTCTAATCCAGACATGACTGGTGACACACCAAAAGGTACAGGTCCAACATGGAAAAAACCTACAATAGCTGGAGGTAAAGAAGTTAAAGTAAAAGAAAAGTGTTCTGAGTTCCCGTATTGTGACCAAGGGCCTGATGCAATTGAAATAAGTAAATAAGAACTTTAAGTAAAAATAAGATATTTATATATATAAATAAGAATACTATGAACAAAGATATAATCAAAAAACACTTAATAGTGTTAAAGGAAGAGAGCGAGGCGCCAGGTTTAACTAAAACTAAAAAGATACGAGATGAGTCTGGAAAAACAAATAAGGCTGCAAATAAAGATGTTGCTAAACAAATGAAAGACTACGACAAGCCATTGAAAGACGACTCCAAACCTGTTAAAAACGAATATACTAGCAAAGAAAAAGAGTACCATGACCAAATGGAAATTATGAATGGTCAAGAAATGGCTGAGTACGGGAACGAACCTAGTGAAATATTCAAAAAAAGAGCTGAGGAAGCTATAGCTGGTTCAGCAAGAATGGGTAACTCCCCAGACTACGCAAATGTAGTTACAGCAGACCAAGCTGGATTCACTGGAGAAAAGTTCGGTGAGAATCTTGTAAAGACTATTAAAGCATCTAAGAAAAAGAGAGATGACGCTGAAACTGTAAGAGGTCCAAAAACTACAGTTAGTGGTGCTGATATTAAGGATAGCTCAATGAGTAATGAAGATTCTAAATCAATAGCATTATCAGAAAATAAAATTAACAAAAAAAGTAAAATGAAAAGACTTGTATTTAAAAAAGAATTTAAGGGTATAGAAAACGCACTTAATGTTATTCCAGAATCTTATAAGGTTAATGGAAAACAATTTCACATGACTGATGGTAATGAGAAATATGAAATCAAATGGGAAGGAAGCTTAACAGAAGGTAGAGCGGTTGTCCTAAAAGCTTCAGATAAGAATCTTATGAGTGAAGACATGCAAAAGATGAAGCACCTTATGGGTTATTCTTCTAAAGAAACTCTTGGTACTGTTAAGGGTTCTGCAAGACTTGATGAAAATGCAAGATTTAACGATGTACTTAACAAGACTAAGAACTTATTAAGTGAAGGTCCAGTTGCTGGAGGTATGCAAGGATTTAAAAGTAGTTGGGATGATATTGTAACTAACCCAGATAAAGATGGTAGATTTGATGATTATGATGATGGTGAAAACAAATATTACGACGACAACGTATCTTTCCCTGATGCACATCAAGCACCTAATAGTCTTCGTAACCCAAAAAGAGGTGAATATGATGATAGAGAATTAGAAGATATAGACCCAAACTTAGAATTTCCAGGTGACTTAGATTTAGACGAAGCTAAAAAAAAGTCTAAAAAACCCAAAATGGCACTACCAAGTGAAGATGACATGGCCTTTATTAAGTCGGTAATCGCATCATTACCTAATAACTTTTTAAAACGAGTTACAGCGGTTGCGACTAAGTACGGTATGGACCCATCTGATATGTTAGACGATATGTTAGATACGATTATGAATGACGGAGAGACCAGCGTAGAGTCCCAAGAAGAACACGATAGATTCAATCAACTAATTACCGATTATTACGACTATTTTAGTATAGTGATGGGTAAAAAATTCCCAGAATGGACTAATTAATAAATTAAGTGTAAAAAACTAAAAATAAATACAAACGATGAAGAGAATCAAATTCAAGAACCCATTCAACGGGATAGACAATGCAAAGAAACTTATTCCAGAGTCCTACAAGACTGATGGTCACGAGTTTGAAATGACTGATGGTAACGAAACTTATAGACTTAAGTGGGAATCATCTATAAACGAAGCTACAGCACTTACATCTGGCAACAAGTCTCAAATTAATGAAGATATGCGAAAGATGAAACACTTAATGGGTTTCAAATCACAAGATACACTTGGTACAGTTAAGGGTGCCGCAAGACTTGATGAAAATAAGAAGTTTAATGATATTCTTGGTAAATCAAAGGGTCTTATTAAGGAGTATCAAACGGAATACGACCAAGATGCAGAACTAGAGAAGAAAAATGGTTATGATGATGACGAGGAAGATAACTCTTCATGGGCGGTTAAATGGGAACCAATATTAAGACACTCTCTTGGTGATGCAGGTAGGGTTGCAAAAGAACTTGGTGCGTATGATTGGTTCGAAGATACATTTAAATATAGTATGACTAAAATGGCGAAAGCAAAAGCACCGTATGAAGATGCTCTAGATAATTTTACTCATAGAAGTGATTTAGAAAGAGACCAAGGTTCTATCACTAAACGCCACTCACCTGCAGAACATGATGAATATAAAGAATCCAAAAAGGCGGTAAAATGGTTAGGAAGCCACTTCGAGCATATATTTAGAGAGGAGATGGGTGTTATATTCAGAAAAGATATACTAGAAAGGGATAATATTGATATCGACACAGCTAAGAAGATTCATCGCACATATGTTGAAGCTACAAGACGCTACGAATCAAACAACTCACTTAATGAAAAAGAGTTAACTGATAAACAAAAAAAACATATTGATTTAAACAATGATGGTAAAATCACCAAAAACGACTTTGACATCATGAACCAAAATGAAGTTCATATAAAAGAAGAAGAAGAAGAATTAGGGGCACTTTCAAAAGGTGCAATTGGTAAAAAGTTTAAGGAATACGGAAATACAATATCCAAAGCTGACTTTAAACCAAAAGAAAGGATAGTTACTACTCAACTTTTAGATATCATAAAAAAACTAGCTGGGAAATCAAACGCATACTCACCAGCTGTTATAATGAAACTAGAGATGCTAGTGAAGGAAATTGATAAAGCTATTGATTCTGGTGGTGCAGCGGAAGGAGATGAAGGTGCTGAAGACCAAAAAGGGTTTAAAGTGGACGAAGCTACATTCACAGATGAATATAATGATAATGATAAATTAACAGGAGGTCAAGATGAACTACCTGACGAATTACAAGCTGCCATATTAGGTGTTGATGAAGCTAACGCAATAAAACCTGGAACTGCTAGGTCAGGAATGGGTGGTGAGAGAGGGCTAAAAGGTAGCCACTTAACTAAGGGTGAGTCGAAAGGTAAACCAAGAAACCATGCCTTAAGGCAAGCAGGTAATGATGAGATAGAAAAACAACTTGCTAACATGAAACCAGACGAAGAATCTGAAATAGAAAGAGACTTGTATAAGGATAGATTTGACGAAGTATTTGAAGGTATGCATGAAGATGATGATATTGAAGAAGAAGTTACTGAGAGTTTTTATGACAACGAAGAAGTTGGGCATGAAATATCACAAATCTCAACAATAAAAGATTTAAAAGTTTATAAAAGTGCTGATAAAGCACGTAAGTTAAAGAAGGACCCAAATTTTGGAATTATACTTATTGATAGTGATGAACAAATGGAGTACTACTTTGAACCATTAGGTAATGGTAAGATTAAATATAGAGGTGAAGAGGAATATGAAGACTGGGGATAATTAGCGGCTTAAAATAAAAACTCATTAAAATTTTATTATAAATTATGAAACGACTTAAATTCAAAAAACAATTAAACGGAATGTAATACACGAATAATAAGTTATTAAAAAACCCCTCCCCTAATAAGGAGGGTTTTTTATTTTTTACAGATATTTATTAATAAGATGTTATATAAGATAATAAAATTATTAGTTAACCTATTCAAAACAAAAAAAACTGAAACGGTTAATAATGACCTAGAACCACAAATTGTGGAACCGAAGGAAGAAAAAATAATAATAGATAATAAAAAAGATAAAGACATGGGAAAAGTTTCAAAGTATGTTTCGTTAGCTGAAGTAACACACAGTAATACAGCAATTAGTAGAGGTTTGGATAATACACCAACTAATGACCAACTAGAATTAATTAAAGAGGTATGTATCAATGTTTTTGACAAACTAAGAGAACATACAGACGCACCTATAAAGATAAACTCGGTGTTTAGAGGACCAGAATTAAATAAAGCTATAGGTGGGTCAAAAACCTCACAACATTGCGTAGGTTTAGACCCTAGCAAGCGTAGTTACGGTTCAGCAATGGATATTGATGATTACTACTGGAGAAAAGGAATTAATAAATTCAATAATACAGAAATGGGTGATTGGATTAGAGAGAACTTAGATTACGACCAGTTAATATATGAAAAACCAGTAAATGGTTATTCAGGTTGGATTCACGTTTCTTATAGACCAGACGGTAAAAATAGAAAGCAAAATCTAATATTTTTAGGTGGTGGTAAGTACATACCATATGAAGGTAATGAAAACATTATAAAAAACCCAGATTTAGATAAGTAATATTTATTATTATATAATATTCATTATATTAGTGACATAATGAATAATGCCAATAAAAAAATAGAATTCTTGAGTTATATTAGAACACCATTAAGTGAAAACAGTATAGTTGTATTATTAAGTGCTAATAATATAAAACATGAGCGCTCACAATTATACGGAGATTTCATACAATCATTATTGGCTATTGTGTTTGATACATACTTGGGTGACGAAATAACACAAGAGGTTGATAAAGTAAGCCATTTTAAATGGTGTTGGGATAAAAACTTAAAGAACTTTAAAGATGAAGGTATAAACTTTAGCCAATCTAAAGAAGCATATGATTACTTTTTAGAATTCATGTATGAAGTATATTACTCTATACCCAACAAAGAAACTAAGCCACACATACCATCCACTATAAGTATATTGTGGTTTAAGTTATTTTCTTATGAAACCATCAAGACTCGTTCTGATGTCGATAATTTCATAGAAGTTTATACTATTTTAGACAAATCTTTAAAAAAAGGACAGAAAAACATCATTTAGACTTGATTTTATAATAATATAGTCCTATATTTGTATCTATGAGACTAATGGAAATAGTTACTACTGAATTAACTTTAGATAAATTAAAATCTGAAGAAAACTTACAGAGTATCATCAATAACAATGAATACACGTCTGAAACGAAAGTTAGTAAGATAAAAGATGAATTAAAAAAAATTGTTACAACAAACAATATGATTGATACGTGGATTAAATATATCACTACGGATGAATCAAATAATAACGAATAATAAAAAAAAACGAAAAAATGGAAAAATTTGAAAACATGAAAGCTATTCTAGAAGGTCTTAATGAAGATGTTCAGAAGTTCGATGAAAAAGGGAATAAAGCTGCAGGTACTAGAGTTAGACAAGGGTTACAAGAAATAAAAAATGTAGCGCAAGAACTAAGAAAAGAAATTTCTGCAAAGAAAAACGCCTAATAATATTATGTGGATGGATATACTCAACAAACTACTGTTAATAGTCTTAATGATGTCTTCACTTAATGTGACTAGACATTTATATTATTTTGGACAAGCATGGGTTAAGTCAGATTCCGACAACCCTCAAAAGTACAAAATAGACGACAGTTCATTATGGATATTGAGTATGTCCATTTCATATATACTAACATCAATAATTAGTGGTGTTTATATGTAATAATAAAGTTTTATGAGCGAAATACAAAACAAACTAGACTCACTACAACCCTACATTGTAGGTATTAGGTACATTCAAGGTCTACAGGTCGTAGACGCTGTATTTAAAGATGGTTGGACGGTGCCAGAATCTGATATAATCAGAAAAGAACTAGTCGAAGAAGGTAAAAACTACTACATGTTTTACACTGAAAAAGAGAAAGTAACTTTTGACGACTTATTAGAGTATGTTGAAGGTATTATCACTATTAATATAGAAAAGGAAAATAAAGAAGAACTATTTAAAGTTAAAGTAAAGGAACTACAAGAAGTTTTTAAGAAAAGTTCATTAAAAAAATTAAGTACACTTAAGTTTAGATTTAGTGAATTAGAAAAACTACCTACATTAAATGAAGATATAGAAATAGAATTTAATGAAGTTAAAGAAAGTCTTAATAATGAACCTGAAGATAAAGTAGATGGGCCAATTGATACGACAGAATCTAACACTACAAAGATTAAAGGTCAAGAGATAGAACTACCGCCCAAGAGTGAAAAGATTATACTAGAAGAACACTCAAGTAACGTTGTTTGTAAATGTGACGAAAACGAAGTATGTCCAGTATGTGAAGAATCGAAATTCGGACAATCTTAATTTAATCACCAAACATATAATATCTACACCACTAAAACTTCTTAATTGAAGTTTTTTTTGTTTTACTGGTTATTTTTTATTACCTTAGTTGAAAAGTAATAGTTACGAAGAGATAGGAACTAAAATGGGTCCCAATGAGACCCAAGTTAAAGTATATCTTTTCCGAGTTAGAAAGATATTAAAAGAAAAGTTTAAACACCTTAATCGTTAGTTTTATTTTCAAAGTATTCTTGAACAGTGTTAATACACCAAACAATACCTGAAGCAAACACACCATCTAATAAAAGGATAATAGCAATATTATCAAAACCTAAATGGTTTGTAATAGCTAAAGACCCATCACCAAGATAAATTGATAACGCACTAAGTCCAGCGCCAATCCAAGTAGGTAAACACATAAAACATGTGAATAACTTATGTAGACTGTAATCACCTTCACCAAAGTTAGATAAAAAACTTCTCCACCATTTGAAGTTACTACCCCAAATAAGTATATTGCATACTCCGTATACAATGAATGAATAAATAAAAATATTTGTCATAATATATATAATTTATTTAAATATAGTGAATATATATCAGTATGTAAATATTTATTAAAGGAATAGTGTTTACAAATAGGTGTATTTTACCTAAATTAGTAATAATGAAAGATTTAACAGTACAAGATATATTAGACAAAGCTAATCGACAAACTAAAAAGTTTATAAAAGAATTAGATGGTGAGGAGAATATAGAAAGAGTTGAAACCATTGACGCTGTTCAAAACGACATAAAGGGAATTAGACAAAACGTAGAACTAAAGAAAGGTTTATATATAAACGAACTTAAGTCTGGGTTAGGTAATATTGTTAAAAAAAACCCAAGTAAGGTTATAATAATAAAAAAAACATTTGGTCAGAAAGTTAAATTGTTTTTACAGAAAATATTTACTAAATTTTAATATGAGGTACGAAGAATTAATAAACACAGTTTCAGAGATAATTAATAATGAAAAAATTAACAATAATGGATTAACTCTAGTATATGAACTAGAAGATAAGAGACATAAAGATATGGATGAACATTTGTTCTACAAATCCAATCCAGAAGGTACTGGATTTGAACACAGAGACCTAATTGAAGTTGAAATCGGAAGTGTTACGGTAAGATTTATTAAAAAAGATTTGGAAAAGTAATTATTTATATATATATTTACAGTATGAGAAAATTAATATATACATTGGTAGTTACTTTAATAGTATTATTCTTATCTACATCTTGTGAGAAAGATGAGTATGAGCCATGGGTTAATATCCCAGAAGCTCAAGACACCACTAAGTGGCAAGATAATTACACAAACGGTGGTACTCTACAGAATGGTACTGGTAATAGCAATGCAATTAACGGAACTAAATGGGTTTTAACTAAGATGGTAACATCATTTGCTACTGAATACCCTAATGATACTTTAGAGTTCATTTCAAATACTAAGTATACTATTAACGGTACTATTGCAAGGAATTATCAATTAAGTTCTATAGTAGGTTCAACTAATTACGACTTATCATTATATTATATGACTACATTTGGCGGGAGTCATTATAGTGCAAACATAGGTTTTTATTTCGTTGATGATGGAGTAATAGATAATGTAGAGTTTCACAATATTCAAAATACAACAAGTAAAATTAGGGCTTGGTTTAAAAAGATATAATAAAAAGTAATAAAGATAATAAAATGAAAATTAAACTAAAAGATGTAAAAGCTATCAGTGAAAAGTTAGATAAAACTTATATAATTAAACTAATTGAAAATAGTGAATCAGAGAAGGCTTTAGGTAAAGCGATTAAGAGTTACTACAATTACATAAAAAATAATTAATAATTATGAATACTGAAGAAAAAGGTAAGTTATACGAACACTACGTGACTCAAGCTGGACTACTTGAAAGAAAGAACTCTACATTAAAATCTCATAATGTGATTAATATACCAGACAATATACAAAAAGAAATAAACGAAAATCAAGCCAAGATAAATATATTTCAGGATAAAATTAACGACTTGTTTAGATAAACTGTTTTTTATTGTTTACACTTTGAATTATAATCGCTAAATTAGCATATAATAAGGAATATAAACAATAAGGTAATGATGAAAATAATATCAAAGGTTATTAAAGAAGACGGCTCTCAATCAATAGTATATTTGGTTGACTCAAACGAAAAGGCACTTAAGGCTGAGATTGTTGATGCTGATAGAAAAAAAGTATTAATAAATGAATTACTTAGTGAATACTTTACACCAGAGGACTGGGTAAACAACAAAGAAGACCTATTAAATAATGTTGTCGAAATGACATACGAAGAATATAAAAATCAATAAAATGGAAAGTAACGGAAACAATAGTCCATTATTTCTTGTCTTTTATTTAGATAGAGAAATGATGCAAAGCGAAATTATGCAAGGATTTGCAGACCAAGTAAATAACGCACTAGTCCAAAAAGATGCTAACGCAATGGCCTTCTTTATTCCAACAGATGGAGAAGAGCGAATTGAATGTATTAACCCAGCTCTAGTAGAAAAAACAGAAATGGGTAAGATTAATAAAATCATTGAAGATATTAAAAATAGCTTCGACATTGGCCACGGTGCTGACGAGGGAAAAAACAACCCAGACAATATAATTGACGTTAAAAAAATAAGTAAAAAATAAATAAATTTATTATATTGTTAGTTTTGATGTCATAAGTGAAACTATTGACAAAACTGATATAATTATATATAGATATAATTGTATTTAACCTCCAAAATTATAGTATAATGGAAACAGTCAAACAAACAAAAAAAATGAATAACGAAATTAATCTTACACTACCAAGTAAGAATGATGAATTACTTAGAACATGGATTGAATCTAAGAAAGTACCCACTCAAGAATTTATGGATAAAATATTAGAGTGGGTGAAAGTCGTATTCGACAAACATTTTGGTAATAAGCAGTACGTTACAGATAGACAAGTAGAAGGGTTACTTATTGATGTTACTTTAAAAGTAATTAAATTTAGAAACAAATTTAATGAAGATAATGACATGAAAATATATAGTTACTTCCATAGTGTAATTATTAGTGAATTAGTAAGAAATTAACACATGAAAGGAGACAAGATTATATTTAATATGTTATCATTTATTAATGTTTTTAATAAATACCTATGCATAACACACACTAGATATATAAGACCGATATTAATTTTATTATATCCGTAACTAATTATGGTCTAGTGCTTGTGCGGCGAATTTTGGTCATCGGCCATCCAGTGTGGTCAGCTATGATTTCATACATGTATGAAATTGTTGCAGGTTGTGCTGTACCCATAAATATAATACTTTTAATCTTATTCTTCTTACATGCACTAGATAGCGCATGGTGAAGTCTTTGAGCATCTTTCTTACATTTACAAATAATCATTTCAAATTGGTCCTCATTATATAAAACTAATTTATTATGAACTACAATTAACTGCTTAACCATTTTCTTTTTGTAAGCACCTTCCATTATTGGTTTTATTATATCATGTATGGTAACTCTATCATGAACTGGGTTTCTACCGAACATCCAAAATGTCTCTTCGAATTCGTAAGGGTTATCATCTAATATAGTCCAACTTCCAAGTGCTTTTTCGGTATAAGTCCTACCCATTTTATCTCTAAGCACCCTAAATTCGTCATCATCTTCAGTGTCTTTAATTATAGCAATCTTGTAGGTTATTTTAACTATACCTTTATAGTTAACATATTTCCTAGGGAATATGACACCCTTGTTGGTGTCAATAATTTTTCTGTAATTAATAAAAGAAGTCTCTCTTGTTTTACAACGATGCATCGTCATACTATACTTACCGTTTTTTAATAGAATCACCCTGTACATATTCAATAAATATACGTATATTTAAATAAATGTAAATATTATGGCAAGGGATTATTACGAAATACTTGGACTAAAAAAAGGTGCAACAGATAAAGAAATAAAAAAAGCTTACAGAAAATTAGCTATGGAACACCACCCAGATAAAGGTGGTGACGAAAATTTATTTAAAGAAATATCAGAAGCTAATGAAACATTATCAGATAAAGTAAAAAAAGATAATTATGACAAATATGGACACACCAAACAAAGGCCAATGCAAGGTGGTGTAAATATGGAAGATATGATGAATCACTTTGGTGGGGGAATGGGTGGAAACCCGTTTGGTGGAAACCCATTTGGTGGACAGAGAGAAAAGCGTGGACAAGACATAATATTTAATATGAAGATTACGCTTGAAGAAGTATTTAATGGTGCAACAAAGCAATTTAAATACAAAAGAAAAGCCGCTTGCGTTAGTTGTAACGGAGCTGGTGGAACCGACAAACAAGTTTGTGGAACGTGCGACGGTAGAGGTTTTGTTATAACACAGCAGATGACACCTATGGGTAACTTCCAAACACAACGTACATGCCCAACTTGTCAAGGAGAAGGTAATGTAGTTAAAAAAGTATGCAATAGCTGTAAAGGTGTGGGTGTAGGTAATAAAGAAGAACTTATTACAGTAAACATACCTAAAGGTATTACCGAACAAGAAACACTTCAATATTCTGGGATGGGTAACGCTATCAAAGGTGGTACACCAGGCTCATTGCTTATTAAGATTAACATTGCTTCTCATGAAGATTTTGTAATAAGTGGTAATGATTTAAAATATCAGTTAAAGTTAAGTTACCCACAACTAGTTATGGGTGATAAAGTAGAAGTACCAACAATTGAGGGAGGTAAGATTAGAGTTACAATACCAGAATATAGTAAAATTGGTGACAACTTAAGGATAATTAACAAGGGCTTAAACAATATTAGAAATAATTTTCGTGGCGCAATGATAATTATTTTAGACATAGAAATGCCAACAAACATTGAAGGTGAAGAGCTAGAACTAATTAAAAAATTAAAAAAAATACACGAAGGGGTTGAAACTAAGGTTGATTAATAGTATCTTTGTATCAGAAACAAATAAATAACAATTAAATTTTAAATTATGACAAAGTTTTACGAACCACATGAGGACACATTAAGTATTTTTAACGGTGTTATCGCAAACAAAGAATTAGACAGAGTGGTGTCTATCGCAATCAGAGGTAACAATAAACAAAAGGAAATCTACACTATCCAAAAGAGTGGTGAGTTAATGAAGAGTGAAACTAATAAAGAAGTCTTTATTGTGGTGAATGAATTAATATTTGAACAACTAGAAGAAGTTCACCAAGTACTAGTTGCTGAAGAAGCAATTACAGCCATTGTATTTGACGTTGAAAAAGATAAATTAACTGTTAAGAAAGGTGATGTTGGTATAACTAATCGCGGAGCCTTCTCAGGTATACTTAAAAAGTTTACTCCAGAAATGTACGAAGTGGTACAAGAGAGTATTAAGAGTCTTTATGAAGTAGAAAAAGAAACAGCTGAAGTATGATGACGCCAGAAGAAGTATCAGAATACAACGAAGAAGCATTAATTGCGGATGGGTTAGATGAAGCATTGATAGGGGTTGCCGAGAGAATAAATCTCGGTCCCGTTGCTGCTTATAGTGTCGAAAAGATATATGAAATACTCATGAATCGTGACGGAATGACATATGAAGAAGCTATTGAGTTTTTTGATTTTAATATAAAAGGGGCATGGATGGGTGAATACACACCAGTTTATGTGTATACAAACGAAGAATAACATGAAAGAACAATTATATAAACTACTAAAGAGTAAAGCTTTATCTGAAAGAGAAGAAGCTATAACAACTTTAAAACTTATGGGCGAATACCCAGCTGGTATTGGAGACCACTCTACTAAAGATTTTTATGACAATGTTGAAGAAGCATTAGGAAAATTAGTTGATGCAGACGACAAATTAGAAGCCTTAACAAAATACAAATCAGAATTATTTTCTGCTAGATAAAAACAATAGTATATGGAAAACTACATAAATACAAATACAGACTACTATGGTGAGTTTAAGAACTATGCAATGAACCATATGGGGATTAGTGGAATGCAATTTCACTATTGGGATAAATTACAAACGTCATTATACGATAACGTTAATGTGGTAGGTAGTACCTCGCCTAATGGGTCAATGACACCATATATTCTTGAAGAAAGAGAATTAAGAGTAACCCAAATGGATATCTTCTCAAGACAAATGATGGATAGAATACTTTGGGTTGCTGGACCAGTTAACGACCAAATGTCAACTGTTGTATGTGCTCAATTAATGTTCTTAGACAACCTAGAGGTGTCTGACATTAGGATGCACGTAGATAGTCCAGGAGGGAGCGTTAAAAGCGGTCTAAGCATGGTAGATGTAATGAACTATATTGAGTCTGATATTGTAACAGTTAATACTGGTATGGCAGCGTCAATGGGTTCTATTTTATTAGGTAACGGAACTAAAGGTAAAAGATTTGCGCTACCAAACTCTAGGGTTATGCTTCACCAAGTTAGTGGTGGTGCTCAAGGTCACGTTAAAGACATGAAGATTAGTATTGCAGAAGCTGAGAAGTATAATCAAACCTTATTTGGTATGCTTGCAGATTATACTGATAAGGATATCAAAACAGTTCTTGAAGATTGCGAAAGAGATAATTGGCTTAACGCTAAGGAAGCTTTAGAATATGGTATAATAGATGATATTATCACTAAGAAATAATAATGAATAAAGATTCACAAAACATAAAGGACCTACTGTCAACTTATTCTACAATACTAGATGATATATTTAAATCATTTAATATCGAATATGCATATGGTAAACTTACTGATTATACAAAGTTAAGGTGGTTTAATGATGGTGTTTCAATAAAATTCTTTAGTGATTCAACACATAGTATTGACTATTGTGAGGAGGTTGGAAATTGTGATGATTTAATCATGTATTACAATAGGAACAACGGAAAAAAATACTATACTATATTTAACTCAAACAATAGATTAAGTACAGAAGAATATAATAAATTATTAAAAAAATAATAATTGGTTGCCCCATATAACAATTTAAATACATAAATAGATATGGAAACAATTATTTTAATTTCAGTTTTATCAACTCTAGGTGTGGTTGCATTAGTTACGGCTATTGTGGTTATGTTTACGAAGTTGAACAAAAAGGTTGGGAACGAAATGTTTAACAACGAGATAACAGGTTTAATCAATTTAATTGATGAAAACCAAAGGTCAAGTGACAAAAGGTATGAGGAAAACAATAGTAATCTCACCCAAGGTATCGATGAAATATATCGAGTAATTGACAAAAAGAGTGAAGAGAACAATAGTAATCTCACCCAAAATGTCGAAGATATATTTCGAATATTAAGTACACTTGAGTCTAATTTAGATTCGAGGGCTGATAAGCTCCACGACCTTATTAAGCTTACGGAAAAAGAATTTGTAAATCAGTTAGATTCAGCTAATTTAACAAGAAAAAGTTAATAAGGAATTATTAGCTAATTAATAATAAACGGGGCAACGAATTATTAGTGGGGACTTAACGGTCCCCATTTTTTTTATTAAAAAACTTGACAAGTTAGTAAAGTTTTAGTATATTTGTGTTTATAAGATACGTTCTTTAATTTATGGGGTATATTGTTATTGATTACTTAAGTTGTGATTAGTAAGCATGCAGTGTTAAATGGAAACACTTTAATAACCTATTGCAATTTTTTAGATGACAACGAGTTTGACATTGACAAAAACTTCCTAGAAACTTCTCAAGTAGAAGAGTTCTCAGGAGAGGTAGCATTCGCCTAACCGAAGATGCACGTCCTTCAGGGACAAACATGGTTTAAGACTTTGAGACCTACCAAAGACACCCGTTAGTTGTTAGTATCAGCGGTTAATAATGAAACTATCTATTTTTGTTAGTCTAGAAAAGACTGACTAAGCATGTAGAAAACTTATTAGAAGTAAGTGAGACTGGGGTTCAATCCCCAATACTCCACGTAAGACGTTTTTTGTACTAACAAAAAACATCAAAAACAAATTAAACCTTCTAATTAATTTTAGAGGGTTTTTTTTATTATTAAAGGTTGACAATACCATTTATTCTATGTATATTTGTACTATAACAAAAAAAAATATTATATTATGACAATTATTAAAGAAGACAGTAAAGTAAAAGTACATTACACTGGAAAACTTTCAGACGGTACAATTTTCGATTCTTCTAAAGCAGTTGAAGGCCAAGAACAATTTATTGACAGAGACCCATTAGATATTGAGTTAGGTAAAGGGATGCTTATCCCAGGGTTTGAAAAAGCTCTTCAAGGTATGGCAGAAGGTGAAACTAAAACAGTAACTATAGAATCAGCAGACGCTTATGGTCCGATTCAAGAAAATCACTATCAAGAAGTTGAGAAAGAATTTGTTCCTGATACTGTAAAAGAAGGAGACATGCTTCAAACTGAGAATGAGCAAAAACAAGTTATGCAGGTGACTGTAAAAGAAGTTAAAGAGAATACAGTCGTATTAGATGCGAATCATCCATTAGCTGGTAAGGACTTAACCTTTGAACTAGAAGTGGTAACTGTAGCTTAAGTAACGATTATTATTTATTAATTATTTGTTTTTTTATAAAACCCTCCTAGTGAGGGTTTTTTTATGTTTATTCAGATATTTATTACTAAAGAATGAAATCATGAGAAGAAAAGATAAATCATTAGCAATGCTTAAAGCTAATATATTATTTGAACAAAGAAACCTTAAGTCTAAGGGATTAATCAAGGAAGATACGAGTCTACCAATTACTGGTAGTATTAGTAATGGTAGTTTTAGTTTAGAGTATACAATTATTAAAGAAACAGAAAAGGCTTTTTTACTAGAGTTTGATACGTATAAAGGTGTTAAGGAGGAAGTGGTTAAATTAAAAACCTGGGTCCCTAAAGTTTGGGTAGAACTTAATAAAGACCATAATATTGAGGAAAATATGAAGAAATCCATGGAGGAACACTATGGTAAACTTAATGCTTGGATGAGAAGTAAGAATTATAATAAAGTAAAATATTCACTCACAAAAGAAGTAAAGAAAAAACCCACACATAAGGCAGTTTATAAATACATTGATTCTACTTTTTTTGGAGGTATGACAGAGGTAAATGTTCAAGAAAACCCAGACTATAAGTTTTCTGAAAAAGAAAATATTATTGATTTAGTTTTAAGAGGTTACGAGGGTCTTTTCTTAAAATTAGACGATAACGTAATGTTCTTCCAACCTTATGAAATTTCAGGGATATTAAAAAAAGTAGAAGACCACCCACGTAAAGATGATGTCGAACTCTTATATGTAAAAGACATTGAAGTTTACGATAAATTACCTAGAAAATTAAAAAACAATCATTTACGGTCAAAACCAAAATTCGTTAAAATATAAAAAATATCACAAACCCTCCTAGTGAGGGTTTTTTATGTTCCTGTGTTATATTTATAATAAACAAATAATTATGAAGGAATTTTTAAAAGATATCTTAATAGAAGATAAAAAGGACGGTAAAACATCATCAAAGAAGGTGATGGGTGTATTAGCTGGAGTACTAGCTTTTAGTGCTTTCGTGGTAGACGGGTTTAATTTCTATGAAATTGACTCAGGAATGTTTGACTCAATGTTGATATTTTCTGGCACAATGTTAGGAGCCTCAATCGTAAAAGGATTTGGCAGTGCATCAAAATAATGTATATAATAATTGGAAAGGGAGTCAGAATAATCTGACTCTTTTTCATTTACTTGTGGTAGTGTTAACAGTCGTACTAGTACTATTGTTAGTGTTTGTGTTTACGGGTTTAGTTTTCCCTTTCTTTTTACAATTGCAAGCCATGGTTTTAAATTTTAAATCTTATGTTATATTCTATATAGATAAATATATGATAAAAGTTAAATAAACTTTAATTATTTATTTTAATAAATAAAATACCTATATTTGTTTTATAATTATACTAAAAATAATAACTATATGTTAAAAGTAAATGTTAAAAATGGAAATATCGACAAAGCTCTTAAGCTTTTAAAGAGAAAAACGAGGAACGTAAAACAAATTGTCGAGTTAAGAGATAATAAAGAATATACAAAACCTTCAGAAGCTAACAGGGAGAAAAAAAAGAAAGCAATATACGTTAATAAGAAAAAAAACAAAGAGGATGATGTTTAACATATTTAAACGAAATAAAATAACACTTCTAAATAATAAATGGGAAATATTAAAATCTGACATTAAGATTTCTACAACACCAAAAATATATGAGTTAATTTATATTACTGACGAAAGTAAATATTATAGTGTTTGTAATGTGATTCATAATATAAAGGGGGGTAAATGTAATAGTATTTTTGTAATTTTAGAAGAATATATTGATGATTATAATTTATTTGAAAAATAATAATTAAAAAGTTGACATGTATTAAAAATATATGTATATTTGTTTTATAGTATTAAAGAAAGGGTATAGCAATTAACACACACGCAAAATGTAAAAACTAGTTTCAGAAACTAGTTTTTTTAATACAATATAATTAATCCCCAGTAATAAGCTGGGGATTTTTATTTAAAAATTTAAATATGAGTAAAGATAAAAAATTCCCATCACTTTTAATCGTAGGTCATAAACGCCACGGAAAAGATTCATTAGCTGAAATACTAAGCGATAAGTTTAACCTTAAATTCAAATCATCATCACAAGCTTGTGCTGATATCTTCATTTACGATGAATTAAAATTAAAGTACGGGTATAATACACCAGAAGAATGCTTTGAAGATAGAGTTAATCACAGACAAGAGTGGTACGAAATGATTTGTGATTACAATAAGGGTGATAAATCTAGATTAGCTAAAGATATCCTAAAGACTACAGACTGTTATGTAGGTATGAGGGATAGGGAAGAAATATATGAGTGTTTAAAAAATAAGTTATTTGATTTAATAATATGGGTTGATGCTTCAGATAGATTACCACTTGAAGATAAAAAATCTTTTAATATAGATAAGTCTTGCGCTCACATTATTTTAGACAATAATGGGACATATGATGAGTTCACAAATAAGAGTGTATTATTAGGTAAATTACTGACTGGAACTATATAATACTAAATTAAATACCATAATAATTAAAATAACCCTGTAATTGATTACGGGGTTTGTTTTTTAATTAAATTTCTTTATATTTATATATAGATACTGATATATATAAATGAATAAATAAGTATAAAAATGAATAAAGAAATAATAAATCACTTAGCACTTAATGATGGATTAATAACTAGACTTAATCCTTATTTAAGTGAGGGAATGCCAAATATATTTGATTATGAATATAAAACTAAAGTATTAGGTATTAGTGGGTATATTAACGAAAATAGTAGTGTAGAAGAAAAAAGATTAGTTATCGAGGAATATCTATTAATGGAAGGATTTTGGGATGATATAAAATCATTCCCTAAGGACCTTATGCTGTTGATGAAAAAATTTAAGGAAGCGGTAAGTACCCCAGGTAATATTGAAAATTGGGTTAAATCTCTTGAAGTTAAAATTGTTAATAAAGGGAAAGAAAAAATAGAAGAATTCTTAAAAAATGTAAAAGAATCTGCAGAAAAGCTTGGTCTGGATAAAATTGCCAAAGGTATAACTAAAGTAATAAAATTTTTTGAAGATAGTTTCATAAAAATAAAAGGTTATGGTGGGTGGAAAACAGCTGTAAGTCTTACTGGTATGGCCTTATCTATAAAATACGTAATAGATAAAATTGGTGAAGGTGGTTTAAATATTTTAACAACACCGATAGCAGAAATGAGTAAGGATTTTTTAACAAATCTATTGGATGATAACATATTCGACGGTTTAAAAAAAACATTAGTAACTGGGTTAGGAAGTTTACTAAACGGTGTTACTGGTATAGGTGCATTTATAAGTTGGGGGCGTAAAATATTTAATGGAATTAAATTCGTAGTGGAAACACTTAAAAACACAACTTATTACTTTTCAGGTTTTTCAGGAGTTTGGAACTTTAACAAAGATGATAGTTCAGATATAGAGGAAAGTTTTAGTAAACCTACTAAAACTAAACGTTTAATTAAAAAACTAATAAGAGAAGGTCTTGAAATTAAAAAATATGAAAAACTTTTAATTGATTCTGTTATTGAATTTATGCAAGATAAATTAAAATTCAAACCTAATAAAATAGTAGTAAAGAAAAAGTCTTCTAACACACAAATCGGTGATGTTGTACTTAGTGATGCATCTTTGAACAAAGGTAAATTCACATTACATTATAATCCAGACCAAGGTTATAGAATGATAATAGGTGCATTGGTACACGAATTAACACATGTTAAACAAATAACAAATGGTGAACTTAGACCATCCGAAGATTGGAAATCTATACTATGGAAAGATGATACAGAGGTTTCAGTAAAAGATTATAAAAAAGCACAAAAAAACTACGATAATTACAAAAACCTTCCTTGGGAAAAAGAGGCATACAGTAATCAAAACAATTTAAAAAACGAATATATCTCTTCTAGCTATTTTAATGATATGAAAGGGAAGGACGCTACTTTAGATTTTATAATTGATAACATATAACTCAAGTAATATAAAGGTACAAAACAAAAGTTTAATAATGAAAAACATAATTAAAAAATTACTAAGAGAGGGGCTTGAGGAAAATAACTTCACAAAGTTACTTGGTGAAGTTACAAGTAGTCTTGATTTCTCCACTTTTAAGATAAATGAGACACTTAATCCTGAAATATGGGAAAGTAACAACACGATGAAGCCTGACGTCTTAGAAGCTCTTAAAACAATCGCCACAGATTATTGGAAAGGATTGGAATTAGAAGCTCCACTTATGAATATAACACTTACAGGTAGTCTAGCTAACTTTAATTGGTCAAAGTATTCTGACGCTGACATTCATATGATATTTGATATGAAATTCTTAGGCAAGGATAAGACTATGGTTAAAGACTTACTAGATGTTAAGACTAGAGCTTGGAACCTGAAGCACGACATTAAAATTAAGGATTTTGAAGTAGAATTGTATCTACAACCAGAAGACCAACCACATCACTCAACAGGAGTTTATTCAATTACAAATAATAAGTGGGTTGTGGAACCTAATAAGGTTGATGCTGATATTGACAAGGAAACAATAACAAAGAAATATAATACTATAATCAAGACAGTTAATGAAATCAAAAAATGTGATGATGAAGATATTGTTAAGATGCTTGAGAAGCTTAAGGATAAAATAAAAGCAATGAGACAAAGTGGTCTCGATTCAGATGGTGAATTCTCTAATGAGAACATAGTATTTAAACTACTTAGAAGAAACGACATAATGGAAGATATTGATGATATGCTTACAGATGCATATGATAAGTCCGTTTCCTTAGATTAAAGATATTTATAGATATGAGCATAATAAAATTACTAAACGAATCGTTAATTAGTGTTTACAAGAACAAAGAATTAAATGAAGGTGCTGAAGACCACCCAGACGCTAAGACAAAATGTGTAACACCACAAGCGTTAGCCGATGACATGACTAAGGAATTAAATAGAATTAACACTGCAGCTAAGGACAGAACTAAGCGAGGTGTTAAGGACATTATATATCACAAGAAACAAATACAATCAGTTATAAATAAAGAAGGTGGGCTTGACGTTGATAAATTCAAGACACTTATCACAACATCACCAAAGGTTATATTCGACAAGAACCCTAAGATGGAGAAGAGTGATGTAGGTGCATCTCAATACACAGTGAACACTGGACTACCAGCAATCTCTGGTATTATTTATGATGAAGGTGAAAAACAATTTAAACATATTAATACTTGCCCAGGTGCTGGTGCATGTCAACTAGTTTGTTATGCAAGAAAGGGGTTCTACGGAATGAATGATGGTAAGATACTTAAGTTAATTAGAAGACTTAACCTACTATGGAATGACCCTGAAGAATACTACAACATGATAATGGACGAACTAGAACCATTAGCTGTTAAACTAAAGAGGCAAGGTAGAAGAAGTGGAAGTGTTGACCAACTAGTAATTAGATGGAATGATGCTGGGGATTTCTTCAGTAAGAAGTATTTCGAAATAGCTCAAAGAGTAACTAAAGATTTAATAGAAGACGGTTATAAGGTTAAGTCATACGCATATACTAAGCAAGCTAAATTTGTTAACTTAGGTAGTGATGAGTTCATCATGAACTTTTCTAAGGGTTCTGCACCTAAGGAAATAGCTCAAGTAGATATTGAAAAGGTTAAGTATTCAGATATTGTGCCAAAGGTGTTATTTAAGAAAGTATTCAAATGGAAAGGTCCACACGTAGTTAAGGGTGAAGATGGTCTACCAGTATTTGATGAAGGTGGTAAAGAAACACTTAGACAATTAGTAGCAAAAGCATACAATGTATCTGTGGATAGACTTAAGTACCAATCTGAATTACCATCAGAAGAAGGTGAGAAGTTCCAATACGATGTTATTGTATTACCAACTGGCGATACCGATATAGGTGCACAAAGAATGGATGTTCAAAAAACATTCCTATTAATTCACTAATTATGAAGAAGTTTATAAAGAAGTTATTAAATGAAGGTTTAAAGTCAAGAATGATTGATGAATACTTTATCAAAGAAGGTCCAGACTTTAATTGTGATTGTTGTAAGTATTTTGACTTTGAATCATTGGAAAGATTCGGTGGTTTTGACCATCCAGTATATCATATGTTAGAAAAGTTAAAAAAACAAACACTAAAGTATATAAGTCCTAAACAATACATTTACGCAATAGCTAGGGGTTTTGGTAATTTAAGTTATGAAGATGCAACAGCACACGTTAACTGGGATAATGTTGATAAGTATGCAGAAGCTATGGAATCTGGAAGTAAGTTTCCTATCGGTTACTATAGAGAAGGTGAATCAGACCAAGAAGGTAGGCATCGTGCTTTAGCGGCTATGAAATTAGGTTGTGAAACAATGCCAGTAATAGTAATAGAAGACTTATATAGACAGTTAGTTGATAAATTAGCTATATCACTTAAAGGTCTTTCAAAGGAAGAGATAGATACTAAATTTAAAGAAATGGGGTATGACAAGCTTAGTGGTTTAGATTACAGAACAATAAAAAACTATATTGAACATAGATTAGATTAATAAATATGAAAAAGCTGGTAAAATACATGTTCAGATGGCAACTAAGCACACCAATATTAGCAATAATACCTTTTATATTGACAAGGTATGGTATAGATAACTTTTGGGTAACAGCATTAATTGCCAACTTAATAGGTTCACTAATATTCTTTAAGATAGACGAGGTTATATTCTCAAAAGAAATGACTAGGTTTCAAAGGTTGAGGAATAAAGTAGTTAAAAGGCAAAAGATAAAAAAATACGAAAAAGTAAAAATTTAAATAAATGAAACACTTAATTAAAAAGCTACTAAAAGAAGCTGTAAGTAAAAACGAAAAACACGAGTATCAAGTAAGATATATAGATGGTTTAATTTTTTATAAAAGAAAAGTTGGTGAAGAAATATGGTCATTTATTAGTGACGAAGAATTTTCCAAAGAAGCACCTGGTAATGAATTGATAAAGT